ATGCTGGAACAAATGGGCATTGCCGCGAAGCAAGCCTCGTATAAATTAGCGCAACTCTCCAGCCGCGAAAAAAATCGCGTGCTGGAAAAAATCGCCGATGAACTGGAAGCACAAAGCGAAATCATCCTCAACGCTAACGCCCAGGATGTTGCTGACGCGCGAGCCAATGGCCTTAGCGAAGCGATGCTTGACCGTCTGGCACTGACGCCCGCACGGCTGAAAGGCATTGCCGACGATGTACGTCAGGTGTGCAACCTCGCCGATCCGGTGGGGCAGGTAATCGATGGCGGCGTACTGGACAGCGGCCTGCGTCTTGAGCGTCGTCGCGTACCGCTGGGGGTTATTGGCGTGATTTATGAAGCGCGCCCGAACGTGACGGTTGATGTCGCTTCGCTGTGCCTGAAAACCGGTAATGCGGTGATCCTGCGCGGTGGCAAAGAAACGTGTCGCACTAACGCTGCAACGGTGGCGGTGATTCAGGACGCCCTGAAATCCTGCGGCTTACCGGCGGGTGCCGTGCAGGCGATTGATAATCCTGACCGTGCGCTGGTCAGTGAAATGCTGCGTATGGATAAATACATCGACATGCTGATCCCGCGTGGTGGCGCTGGTTTGCATAAACTGTGCCGTGAACAGTCGACAATCCCGGTGATCACAGGTGGTATAGGCGTATGCCATATTTACGTTGATGAAAGTGTAGAGATCGCTGAAGCATTAAAAGTGATCGTCAACGCGAAAACTCAGCGTCCGAGCACATGTAATACGGTTGAAACGTTGCTGGTGAATAAAAACATCGCCGATAGCTTCCTGCCCGCATTAAGCAAACAAATGGCGGAAAGCGGCGTGACATTACACGCAGATGCAGCTGCACTGGCGCAGTTGCAGGCAGGCCCTGCGAAGGTGGTTGCTGTTAAAGCCGAAGAGTATGACGATGAGTTTCTGTCATTAGATTTGAACGTCAAAATCGTCAGCGATCTTGACGATGCCATCGCCCATATTCGTGAACACGGCACACAACACTCCGATGCGATCCTGACCCGCGATATGCGCAACGCCCAGCGTTTTGTTAACGAAGTGGATTCGTCCGCTGTTTACGTTAACGCCTCTACGCGTTTTACCGACGGCGGCCAGTTTGGTCTGGGTGCGGAAGTGGCGGTAAGCACACAAAAACTCCACGCGCGTGGCCCAATGGGGCTGGAAGCACTGACCACTTACAAGTGGATCGGCATTGGTGATTACACCATTCGTGCGTAAATAAAACCGGGTGATGCAAAAGTAGCCATTTGATTCACAAGGCCATTGACGCATCGCCCGGTTAGTTTTAACCTTGCCCACCGTGATTCACGTTCGTGAACATGTCCTTTCAGGGCCGATATAGCTCAGTTGGTAGAGCAGCGCATTCGTAATGCGAAGGTCGTAGGTTCGACTCCTATTATCGGCACCATTTAAATCAATAAGTTACACATCATTAGTACCTTCCTTATTTTTTGACTGGGACGAATTTGGGACCGATGGGTTCAGGATCGAGTCTATTTGCCGTGCGTGTTCGGTAAGGTGATTAGGTGCAAGGTGAGCATATCGACGAACCATTTCGATAGACTCCCAGCCTCCCATTTCCTGTAACACTGACAACGGGACTCCGGCTTGAACCAGCCAACTTGCCCAGGTGTGTCTCAAGTCGTGAAATCTGAAATCATCAATACCAGCCCGTCTCAGCGCCGCTTTCCAGGCTGTGTTTGCGTCATACCGCATCTTCCTTACTGTTGGCGCTTTCGTTCCGTCTGGTTTGGTACAGCTTTCCTTGTACACAAATACCCAACGGTGATGATTCCCGATTTGTTTTTTCAAAACGCGACATGCAGTATCATTCAGCGCAACGCCAATTGCGCGGTTTGATTTACTCTCTTCCGGGTTTATCCATGCCACCCGGCGCTGCATGTCTATTTGTTGCCATTCAAGGTTGATGATGTTCGAGCGTCTTAAGCCTGTTGCCAGTGCAAATTCAACAACAGACTTTAATGGCTCCGGACATTCATCAATCAGCCTTTGTGCTTCATGGGGCTCCAGCCAGCGGATCCGTTTATTCTTTGGTTGAGGCACTTTAATAATTGGTGCCTTATCCAGCATTTTCCATTCACGCTCTGCGGCTCTTAGTAGGGCTTTTATAAATGAAAGATGCGTAGCCTTCGTTGCAACGGACGCTGGTTTTGGCGTGTATTCTGGAACAGGTTTCCCTTTTTTTCTGCATGCTTCTGTCCTGAGTTTCCAGTTTTCCTCATGACGCCGGTTCGTCATTTTCTGCATTGCTGAATAAATTTTTGATTCAGTAATGTCTCTTAGTTGCATTCCTGCGAAATGTTGAAGCCAGAATCCGATCCGGCTTTTGTCATCGTCCAGTGATTTTTTATGTGCTTTCTCTTCAAGCCACCTGATACACGCTTCCTCGAACGTTATATCAGGTATTTCACCAAGTTTGCTGACCCGCCATGCTTCAGCCTTTAGCTTGTCATGGAGTTCTGTCGCCTGCCTTTTGTCCTTTGTTCCAAGAGACTGTTTAAATCTTTTACCGTTCGGCAATGTGAAACTGGCGTACCATATTTCACCTCTGCGGAAGAGTGACATTTTCTTTCCTCTGTTATGCCATCACCCGCGCTCACCTGGACAGTATGCAGCGGAGACTGAAGAGCCGCAATGCAGGCTTGTCGTGTTGTGAGGTAAGGAGATTTATTCTTAGTGGGATCTTTGCGTGTTGCCTGAAGACGCCCTGTGCGTATCCAGTTAATGGCAGTCGGTCTGGATATCTTGAGAAAATGACAGGCCTCATCGAGTGTGAGGCTGTATGGCTCCATTATTTCACCTCTTGCTGTGACATTGTTGAAAAATGGATACCAGCTCGTTGCTGCCAGACGATCCAACCGAGAGTCATATCCCATGCCATGTATTCGTTATCGCCGTTTTTTGCTCTCCGACGATCTACTAAGTCACCGAAACGCTTTTCCATGAATAATTCATAAGCTTCGCGTTCATCTGGTTCTACTTCCAGAGATAGGAGTGCGATTTCATAAGCACAGCGCTCAATATCGTCTCGCACGTCAAGGCTGCTGATACGCTCTTTAATTTCTTTAATCAGTTCTTTGTCGGTAAAAGTGGTCATTATGCTCCAGCCTCCGGTGCTTTTGGCATTACTGCCCAGTGAGTGATATTGACGTTTTCAAGGTCCCCGACCTGAAATGTCCACTGCCATTCTCCGGTTTCTTTTTGTCCCCAGGTGTACCAGAGAGAACGCCAGCCAATTAGCCAGCCTTCTCCGTTAGCATCGAATAACAAAACACTTTCATTTGCTGGTGGCAGTTCAGTTGACACTGGTATTACTTTGTTTTCCTGTGCTGCACATTTAGCTTCAAGCGCATCGAATTTACGCACCAGGTATTCAGCATCTGTTTCATTTACTTTCAGATCTCGCGGTACACATCTCCCACGAAGAAACCCTTCCATTTCGAAAACATTCATGCGCATTTGCGTAACTCCGATAACTCGTTAAAGCGTTCCATAAACATCCCGTAGGCATGGCCCGGTGCCAGTGGAATCACGTTGAACATCTCTGTTGCCGGGATACCTTCCAGTACAGGCCAGAAAGAGCCATCATCAAGCCCGAGATCGCGGCGTTCGGTTGCCAGCATGATGAGATCGGCATATTTCACGGGCGTACTCATAACTGGGGGTAACCCGTATTTCTCACGGATTACGGCGTCTATTTTTTCTTCCATTTGTTTATAGTCAGGAAGAAGGCGTTTCAGTGGTGCGGGAATGTCCTGGCAATACGCTTCTGTTGCATCATGCATTAACGCTTCAAAAGCAAATTCCTGCGGCACCAGCTGGCTGCAAAGAACCGCATGTTGGGCGACGCTGTAGAAGTGCGAAAGATGACCGGCAAAGCGACAGATATTTGAAAGGGAAACCGCGATATCGTTAATATCGATGTCGTCTTTATTTATCCTGTCATAATAAAAATGCTTCCCGGAAAAAGTTTTAATAAATGACATTTTGTTCTCCACGTATATGCGCTGCACCGCGCTGAATTTTGGTTAAAGAAAACCCTCGCCATCAGGCGATTATTGAGTTAATTACGTTTCCATAAATGCCCCCGCAGGGGCATTTGCAGTAATGAAATCAGGCGGTGAAAGTACCAATAAAGGTTTCTACTTTGCTGTCTTTGAATTTTTCAACAAGCAGATCACGAAATTCGTTAGCCATTTCTTCCTGCACTGCTTCCAGCTGAATAATGCGCAGAACCAGTACAGGGCGATCACCAGTGATAATGCTGAGGCGTAATTTAAACGGACGTTCTTTCAGGCCTTCAAACGGAACGCATTTAAACTCAAATGCTACTGGCATAATGTCTTTGGTTTTCGCTTCGACAGACTCCATCAGAGAGCGTTTGCCGCTGAAGTCATTGTCTTCAAAATCAGCGGTCTGGTTTGCTTCAATCGTGATTTTACGGACCGCCGCAGCCGCTTTTGTTGCCTGAATGGCGTCACCATTAGCATCAAAGCCCACAAGGTAGTCGGCCCAGTCTTCAATCCATTCTGCCAGTGACTTCTGGGAGTTACGCTCGCCGTTAACAGACAACAGGGCAGAGAACGGTGCTGTCTTTTTCAGTTTGAGAGTGGCGGTGTTATCTGCGTGACCTGGTTCATCAATAGTACCCAGGTTAAGCACACTGACGGCTCGCATATTATCAGCATCGATAAAGCAGCGGGTGCCTTCATCTGCAAGATCTTTAGAATAACGGGTAAAGTCATCGATGCTGGCAGTGGAAAGCGCACCACGGAAACGGAAGCGATTTAAATTAAATTTTTCCAGATCATGAATGCGGAAATTCTCAGGCAATGCCACAGCATCGGCACCAATCTTACTGATAATTTCATTAACACCCTGAGCAGAAATAAGGGCATGGATTTGATTAATTGCGGTTGCGTCTAAGTTCTGAGACATAATAAGTCCTCACTATATAAAGATATTCAGTGATGAGATAAATAATCAGTTTATTAAAAACGATATTAACGACCTGCTGCGCGGAGTTTTCCGTCAGGTTCACCGGCAAGAGTCAGTAATTGTCCCTGGTCTTCCTGCAGAATAGTCAGGCGACCACCGCGATTGACATACATCGGCGTTTCGGTGGTGTCTTCTTCGGAAATTTTCCCGCGGTTAGTCGGGCGAACATATGAGAGTTTGTGTTTGATTTTTACACGGTTCTCATCAAACGGTTCGATTTCCAGGTTGAGCGAGACCTTACCTTTGGTTTTCGTGTTCATCACACCGGAAGCGACTTCACTGAGAACTGCGCCGATTTTGGTTTCAAATACGCCGCCGTCCAGCTCCCCGATAAATGCCTGCACATCAGTACTGCGTTCGCTAGCCATTTTGCTGCTCCCCATCATATCGACCCTGCAAGGTCGGTTGGTTTCTCCACAAAACAGAGAAGAACACCTGCGGTGGCAGCCGCCCGGATGGATTGGGTTATGAGCCCGTCGTCCGGTGATACTCTTCTCTGTTTTGTAAAAAGGACGGTACCAGCCGGAAGCAAGGGTACAAGCTGATACCGCCAGGACTACACACAGCATAAAGTTGTGGTGCCGGGTGCCTCCCGGTGCCTGGCGAAGGTTGCACACCAGGCGGGTGGGTATCCACAGAAGGTCGACTGTCAGCCTCAACCTTAACCCGCGTGCGCTGAGCCGCATTCACCACAACGCTAAGGATTCTCTCTGGTTGAAAATACTTAGCTGTTATGTGCCTGCTTTTAGCCACATCAGGCGAGGTGGACCTGGTTATTCCCCAACAACAAGGATTCGGTTAATCTGGATATCCCCAACAACAATAAGAGTATTCAATGTGATCGCTGAATTAACGGCAGCAATGACGGCTATTCGTGAAACAGCCCAGATTGCAAAACTAATGAACGAGGCAAAAACTCAAGCTGAAGTAAATGCGGCTATTGGTGAGCTGAACTCAAAGCTTGCGTCTATTCAGCGCGAATGCGTGTCTCTCGTTGAACTGGTGGGCTCTTATCAAGAAATAAATGCTTCTCTCAAAGCTAAAATTGCAGAATTCGAAAACTTTGAGGCTCAGACGGAAGGCTATATCCTTAACCAACTTGAGTCGGGTACTTTTGTATACTCGAAGGAGGTAATCGTGAACGGTGGCAGCATAACCATGCATCTTTGCCCAAAATGTTTTGGACAAAAGATAGTATCGATACTTCAACCATTCCCGGTTAGCGAAGATGAGCTTTTTCATAAAAGCAGGTGCCTCCACTGTGAAAATAAGTTTCTGATGAATAAAAATCCGGATTACGTATCGCCTCCATCCATTGAGGAGTTGTCCAGAAAACTTAACGGCAATCTGTAGATTACTACTGTTGTGGATATCCAGATTGTTAAAGAGCTAAGCGTCCTGTAGGGCGCTTTTTTGTTGCTAACGAATCATCCTGGACTTCATATGCCCCAGGCGGCTACTTCGTGGGCGTCCTGCCTGTTCGTTATCTTTGATATAAAATCTAACTTAACTTAGTTATCATGACAAGAGAAAACACCAAACTTTTCTTGGTTCGGTGCCTTAGTTAGAGAAGAGAGGTCTTAGAGTTCGTATTGAACTCCTTTGACTACACCAATGATAAGGCAATTACCATTGATAGGGATGTTGGGATACCGAGGATTTAATGGCACTAAAAACTTTTGAGGGCCATCGATGACTAATTTTTTTACTGTAGCTTCGTTTGTTCCATCAAGTCGAGCGATGACTATTTTTCCATGACGAGGTTCTGCATCTGGATCTACAATCACTGTTGCGCCTTCTGGTATTGTTGGGAGGCCATTAGGGTTAGTCATGGAGTCACCTTTAACCTCTAATGCAAATGAGTTATCACCAACCTTTAATGATGTATCTACCCACTTGTCCACTTCACTAAACACTTCTGCTGCCCTGCACTCAGTAAACTGCCCAGCCTGAACCCACGATATTACAGGAACTCTGCGCATGTTTGTGACGAGTTTGCCTTCAAACTCAGCACCGTAAAGAATGTAATCTATTGACGTATTGAAGAACTTCGCTAATTTCGAAAGTGCCTCCCCGCCAGGGGTATTGATGTCTTTCTCCCAGTACCCCACAGCAACGTCGCTTACTCCACAAAATTTACCCAATTCTTTCTGGGACGTTCTGGTAACTCTTCTCAGAGCTTTTATACGCTGACCAACCGTTTCCATAGGAGCACCATTTCTTTAATCGCTAAGTAATCTTAGTTTTTATTGACCAAAGATAGATTTGTAATTAGCATCTAACAAAACTTAGTTTGGAGGGCGTATGACAACTGACGATATCGAAAGCTACTTCGGCAGTATTGAGAAAGTTGCTGCTTTTTTCGGCATAACAACTGAAGCCGTTTATCAGTGGCGAAACCGTCCGGGCCAGTTAATTCCAAAAGGACGTGCAGCAGAAGCTGCATATAGAACTTGCGGACGGTTGCCATTTAAACCTGAGCTTTATGAAAAATCTAATGGATAAATCGATTAACAGAAACCACAGAACGATGAGGCTAACCGTGGGTAAGCATCACTGGAAAGTAGAAAAACAGCCTGAGTGGTACGTGAAAGCTGTCAGAAAAACTATCGCAAAGTTGCCGGGTGGTTACGCTGAAGCAGCTGACTGGCTGGATGTAACAGAGAACGCATTATTTAACCGCCTTCGTGCCGATGGCGATCAGATTTTCCCGCTGGGATGGGCAATGATTTTGCAACGTGCTGGTGGAACTCACTTCATTGCTGACGCTGTGGCGCAGTCTGCAAATGGCATCTTTGTGTCTCTTCCTGACGTCGAGGATGTGGACAATGCCGATATTAACCAGCGTCTGCTGGAAGTCATTGAACAGATCGGCAGTTATTCCAGACAGATTCGTTCAGCAATTGAAGACGGTGTAGTGGAACCGCATGAGAAGACAGCAATTAACGATGAGCTGTACCTCTCAATTTCGAAGCTGCAGGAGCATGCAGCTCTGGTCTACAAAATCTTTTGCGTTTCAGAAAGTAGTGACGCCCGCGAGTGTGCAGCTCCGGGCGCCGTGGCGTGTCGTGACTGTGGAGAAACTAACGCATGAACAGTTTAACAACACACTACCGTCGCTCGCAACTGATTGCGCTTCCTGTACCGGGTGGAAAAGCGAAGGTGGAGTATTGCTATGCAGTAAATGTACCAGGTGGCAGGGTAATTGTAACCCACAGCTTTGCAGAGTGGGCTGTGGGTGATTTTAACCGGCAAAAGGAGACAGTCCTTTGCGACAAGTTAACCGCTGGTTCAAAGATCACTACGGAGTACCCGTCAGAGTCATTCGTTGGGAGCCGGAAACACAACGGGTTATCTACCTCCGCGAAGGCTATGAGCATGAATGCTTCAGTCCGCTCGAACAGTTTCGTCGTAAATTCAGGGAAATAGAGGTCGGTCATGAGCACTAAATTAACCGGCTATGTATGGGATGGTTGCGCTGCGTCAGGCATGAAATTATCCAGCGTGGCAATTATGGCCCGCCTGGCTGATTTCAGTAATGACGAAGGTGTGTGCTGGCCATCAATTGAAACCATTGCCCGTCAGATTGGCGCGGGGATGAGTACCGTCAGAACGGCTATCGCACGGCTGGAAGCAGAAGGCTGGTTAACGCGTAAGGCGCGTCGCCAGGGTAACCGCAATGCGTCGAATGTTTATCAGCTTAACGTTGCGAAGCTTCAGGCAGCGGCATTTTCTCAATTGTCAGATTCTGACCCGTCAAAATCTGACGCATCAAAATCTGACCCGTCAAAATTTGATGCGTCGAAATCTGGCAAAAAAGCGGGTTTTCACCCGTCAGAATCTGGCGGGGATCCGTCAGTAAAATCAAAACATGATCCGTCAGATAAAAAAACTTCTCGTCCGGACGCTTCGCAACCGGACACGCAGACGGCTGAACAGGAGTTTTTAACTCGCCATCCTAATGCGGTTGTATTCAGCCCTAAAAAGCGCCAGTGGGGAACGCAGGATGATTTGACCTGCGCACAGTGGCTCTGGAAAAAAATCATCGCCCTGTACGAGCAGGCCGCCGAATGTGACGGCGAGGTGGTTCGTCCCAAAGAACCGAACTGGACAGCCTGGGCAAACGAAATTCGCCTGATGTGTGTGCAGGATGGTCGTACTCACAAACAAATCTGCGAGATGTACAGCCGCGTCAGCCGCGATCCGTTCTGGTGCCGTAACGTGCTCAGCCCGTCGAAGCTGCGGGAAAAATGGGATGAGCTTTCCCTGCGCTTATCGCCGTCCGTCAGCACGTACACCGAAAAACGCGAAGACCCGTACTTCAAAGCCAGTTACGACAACGTGGACTACAGCCAGATCCCGGCAGGATTCAGGGGGTGATCATGAGTCTTTTGAATGAAGTTCAGAAATACATTGAAGCCCATCCGGGGTGTACTTCCGGAGACATTGCGGATGCTTTTGCAGGTTACTCACGGCAGCGCGTTCTGCAGTCAGCAAGCAAGTTACGTCAGAGTGGTCGTGTGGCTCACCGTTGTGAAGGGGATACACGCAGACATTTCCCGCGCCTGACTGAGAGAGCGCAGGAGGCGGAACCGCAACCAGTTCGTGAAACCAGACCTGTGCGCAATTTCTATGTCGGCACTAACGACCCGCGGGAGATTTTGTGCCTGACCCGCCAGGCTGAAGAACTGGAGTCCAGGGGCTTATACCGTCGTGCTGCAACGGTGTGGATGGCGGCATTCCGTGAAAGCCATTCCCAGCCAGAACGAAACAATTTTCTGGCGCGTCGTGAGCAGTGTTTACGGAAAAGCAGCAAGCGCGCTGTATCGAGTGATGAGTGGTATCTGTCAGGGAATTACGTGGGGGCGTAATGACGACGTTAACTCAATGCCAGCAGCAGGTGCTGGATATGCTGATTTCTTATCAGAAAGAGCGTGGCTTTCCGCCAACCAATCAGGAGGTGGCAACCATGCTGGGATACCGTTCAGTGAATGCAGCGGTAGAGCATCTTCGCGCACTGGAGAAAAAAGGCGTCATCACGATAAAGCGTGGCGTGGCCCGGGGCATCACGCTTCATACCGCGGTGAAGGACGACGACAGCGAGGCGGTCGGGATTATCCGCTCACTGCTTGTCGGTGAGGAAAACGCCAGGCTGCGTGCAGCCCACTGGTTACATGAGAGGGGCCTGAAAGTATGAAGCTGATCCTGCCTTTCCCGCCCAGCGTGAACACGTACTGGCGACACCCCAACAAAGGGGCGTTTGCTGGTAAGAGTCTGATAAGCGCGGCGGGGCGAAAATTCCAGAGCGCGGCGTGCGCAGCAATAGTTGAGCAGTTACGTCGTCTGCCGAAACCAACGTCGGCACCTGCTTCAGTGGAGATCGTGTTGTTTCCTCCGGATAACCGGATCCGCGATCTGGACAACTATAACAAGGCGCTGTTTGACGCCCTGACCCACGCGGGGGTGTGGGAAGACGACAGTCAGGTGAAAAGAATGCTGGTGGAGTGGGGACCGGTTATCCCGGAAGGGAAGGTCGAGATCACTATCAGTAAGTATGAGAAACCGGCGGGTGCAGCCGCCTGATTAAGAGGAGAAACGAAGTATGAATAATCTGATGGTTATTGATGGTATTGAAGTTCGTCGTGATGCTTATGGGCGTTACAGCCTGAACGATCTGCACAGGGCTGCCGGTTCTCAGGATAAGCATAAGCCTGCATTCTGGCTCCGCAATGAGCAAACCGAACGTTTAATAAGCGAGTTGCAGATTTGCAACTCGGTCAATATAGAGCCAGTTAACGTTAGTCGTGGCGGAAATAACCAGGGGACGTATGTCTGCAAAGAACTGGTGTATGCCTATGCAATGTGGATCAGCCCGTCATTCCATCTGAAGGTGATCCGTACTTTCGATATGGTAACCAGCACACCGGAAAAAATATCCGGGCAGGCTGCTGACAAGATGCAGGCTGGCGTGATTCTGCTGGACTTTATGCGCCGGGAGTTAAACCTGTCTAACTCATCTGTGCTTGGGGCCTGTCAGAAACTCCAGGAGGCTGTTGGCTTACCGAATCTGGCACCACACTATGCCATTGATGCTCCTGCTGACGCGCCTGATGGCTCAAGTCGCCCTACGCTGTCGCTGAGTGCACTGCTGAAACAGTATGGTATCCGCCTGACAGCTAATCAGGCATATCACCAGATGGCGAAGCTGGGGATCGTCGAGCAGCGCGAACGATACAGCCGTACCGCGATTAACAACATCAAAAAATTCTGGTCGCTGACAGCGAAAGGCTGCATGTTCGGCAAGAACATCACCAGTCCCGCAAATCCGCGCGAGACGCAGCCGCATTTCTTCGAATCCCGATTCCCTGAGCTGTTAAAGCTGCTCGATACCGTTCATTGAGGTGACCGTGAGAGCACTACTGACTCCTGAAATTGCCCCGCGTATGGGGATCGTATTGTTCAGGCCAGGTTCAGAGCTGATGCCCCTGTTTATGCAGGGGCGTGTCCTGCTGGAGCCTGAGCCGGAACGTTATTCATCTTTCGCCAGTGGTGCCGTTCCGGCGGCATCACAACCGCTGGCGGATGATCCTGCCGTTCGGGCCGTGTTCCGCAATGAGGCAGTGATCCGTCGTGCTGGTGGCGTGGAATGTCTTGAAAGCTGGTTACTTCGTGAAAAAGGCTGCCAGTGGCCTCATTCCGACTGGCACAGCGAGAACATGACCACAATGCGACACGCTCCGGGCGCAATCCGTCTGTGCTGGCACTGCGATAACCAGCTGCGCGATCAGTTCACGGAACGGCTGGAATCAATGGCAACGGATAACTGTGCCCGCTGGGTGTTGTCTGTTGTGCGTCGGGATCTCGGTTTTGATGACAGTCACGTTGTGACAATGCCGGAACTGTGCTGGTGGCTGATTCGTAATGACCTGGCGGATGCCTTACCGGAAAGTGCAGCCCGTAAGGCACTTAGATTACCGAAGCCTGTTGTGCCGTCTGTCACCCGGGAAAGTGACCTTGTGCCTTCGGTTCCTGCCACCAGCATCATCCAGGATAAGGCGAAAAAGGTGCTGGCGCTGAAAGTGGATCCGGAGTCGCCGGAGTCTTTTATGTTACGCCCAAAACGTCGCCGCTGGGTTAATGAAAAGTACACGCGCTGGGTTAAGACACAGCCGTGTGCATGTTGTGGAAAGCCCGCTGATGATCCCCACCACCTGATAGGTTACGGTCAGGGTGGAATGGGAACAAAAGCGCATGACCTTTTTGTGTTGCCTTTGTGCAGAAAGCATCACGACGAGCTGCATGCGGATACCGTGGCATTTGAAGAAAAGTATGGCTCCCAGCTGGAGCTGATATTTCGTTTTATCGATCGCGCGCTGGCAATTGGCGTGCTGGCCTGATTTTTTCGGAGAAAGGTGATGCGTGATATTCAGATGGTTCTGGATCGTTGGGGAGCATGGGCGGCGAGTGATAGTTCAGGAGTAGATTATTCTCCTATAGCTGCTGGGTTTAAAGGGCTTCTTCCCTATACAAGCAAAACACGTCAGGCTTGTTCAGATAGTGATGCATTAATTATTGAAGGTTGTCTTGCACGTCTAAAGCAAAAAAGACCTGATGAGCATTCGCTTCTTGTGGCACATTATTTATACAGAATATCCAAGCGTAAGATTGCAAAGGCGCGTGGAAAGGATGAGAAACTAATACGCATTGAGATACAGATGGCTGAGGGGTTTATTGATGGATGCCTTTCAATTCTGGATGTTAAACTTGAAATGGATTAGTGAAACCCCGGCTTAAGCCGGGGATGTTTCAGATTGAAGTGTTTTTTTCTTGGGCTCGTTCTTAGATGATTTTGTTTTCTTTTGACGATTGAGTTTTTTCTCTTTGCGTCTGTCAATATAATCGTCCCACCAATCAGGTTTTACTGTTGGGACGATTCTGCAAATATCAGCAATTGCAACAACAATGTTGCTCGATTGCACTCCATCGACGTGCTCTGCCAGTGAGGGAGGAACTTGTTGGTTCATTGGATCGAGGATAAAATCCACACCCTTTATACGGGCATGTTTAGCGGCAGGAACGAAATCAGCATCGCCAGCAATCAGGACGATCACATCAACTAGTTTCTCATGAGCAAGGATAGTTATATCCATACCAAGCTTAATATCGACGGCTTTTTGTTTATATTCGTAGTAGAAATCGTCGTTAGTTAACTCAGACCATTGAATTTCATTACGTAATAGTTTCTTAAGAGTATGTTCTTTTATTTGCCAGTTACCGACGTTTGAAAGAATACCCATACGAAGTGCCGTTTTACGATTCTTCCTTAGCTCCTCATGAAGCTTGTTTCGTAAAACATTCGGAGCATGTGTCTTGAAGTTTTTAGTTGATGGGGTTTTGTTGTCTCCATCAGGCAAAGGATACTTAATCTGTTTATCAAGCGGCGGGCAGTCGTAATAGTAAATACGGTAAAGCTCAAGTGGTTCACGGTCAGCGTGAGCACCATGTGGAACCTCTACATGAAATTTAACAATTCGCCAGATTATTTTAACAAGTTGTTGGCTGTCTAACTCATGCCCAGGGAAATGTTTTCGTAGAAAGTAATCAATCCGACGGATGAAGTAGCCGCCGTCAATCAAGACTGCTGTTTTCTTCATTGAAAAACTCACAAAAAAAGCTCAGAACCGTTGAGTAGACCCTAAATATTATCTACGAACAGTGCTGAGCTGGTGACGCAATAATTAACTATTGACATTTGCGTTGTCAACAAATTTTGCACTGTTTAAATGTAAATTTTTTCTGCTGTCAACATATAGTGTCATCTTTGGCATGTTGACACTATATAAACGCTTACGCGGTCCGCAAAAATAATTGTATCATGTTAAGAGTGGTTACTTCGACTCCTTCCTTAAAACCGCAGTTGAGCGGTTTTTTTGTACCTGTAAACCTGGTGCAGTACAGTAAACACGCTGGTGGTCGTGAATACTGGCTTTTTATCTTGCTGGCTTTTTAGACAAGAGTTATTGGTATGTCATGTTAACCAGAAGGGAAAAAGACATGCTAAAACAGCAAGATATGACAGAAACCGCCGCCGTAGTCCTTCATTTCCTACCTGCTGACAAGTGGGTAACGCCACGCATGATGACGAGAACTACCGGAGTAAGCGAAGCCCGGTGCCAGTTAATACTGACTCAGTTAGTTCTGGCGGGTCTGGCGAAGGATAACGGCGGGTATGGGAATAAATTCAGACGCTGCCAGTAATGGCGGTTTCCTGCTGTGAAAATGGGCGGCTGGTGGGTGTTGGTAGCACCTGCCAGCCATTCGCTCATGCTTACTGGTCACAAGCGAACCACGGCCCACTGCTTTAGCGCAAAAGCAGAGTGAGCCTACCAGAGTTACGCTTACTGATCCATGAAAAATACTGTAAAAATAAACAGTGTTGATTTAATCAACGCTGATTGCCTGCATTTTATTCAGTCCCTGCCTGATGATTCCATTGACCTGATTGTTACCGATCCGCCTTACTTCAAGGTGAAACCCAACGGTTGGGACAATCAGTGGAAAGGGGACGAAGATTACCTTAAGTGGCTGGACCACTGTCTGGCCCAGTTCTGGCGGGTGTTAAAACCTGCCGGAAGCCTTTACCTGTTCTGTGGGCATCGTCTGGCATCTGATATTGAGATCATGATGCGTGAACGTTTCAACGTGCTTAACCATATCATCTGGGCGAAGCCGTCCGGACGTTGGAATGGATGTAATAAAGAAAGTCTGCGCGCATATTTTCCTGCCACAGAGCGCGTTCTGTTTGCTGAACATTACCAGGGGCCATATCGCGGCAAAAGTGACGGCTATGCGGCAAAAGAAAGGGAACTCAAACAGCACATAATGGCACCGCTGATATCGTATTTCAGGGATGCTCGTGCCGAACTGGGTATAACGGCAAAACAAATTGCCGAAGCCACAGGTAAGAAAAATATGGTTTCCCACTGGTTTGGTGCCAGTCAGTGGCAGTTGCCGAATGAGGCTGACTATCGGAAGTTACAGGCACTGTTTTCCCGTATAGCGGCAGAGAAGTTTCAGGAACAACAACTGGAACAACCACACCACCAGCTGGTGGCATCTTATGATTCACTGAATCGCAAATATTCTGAATTGCTGGATGAGTTTAAATCTCTCCGGCGCTATTTCTCCGTATCAGTCTCCGTGCCTTATACCGATGTCTGGATGCATAAACCCGTTCAGTTCTACCCGGGTAAACATCCGTGTGAGAAACCGGCGGATATGCTCAGGCAAATAATCAATGCCAGTAGTCGACCTGGTGATCTGGTTGCTGATTTTTTTATGGGATCCGGTTCCACAATAAAAGCAGCAATGGCGCTGGGGCGTCGGGCCTTAGGTGTTGAGCTTGAGTCAGAGCGGTTTAACCAGACAGTGAAAGAGATAAACGAGCTGGTGGGGAAATAATTTGGTGGCCACGTCAGGTGGCCTTTTTATTTCCATTACACAGCACCCGCTTTGTCTGCGAGGTGGGGTTATGAAATCCATGGATAAGTTAACAACGGGTGTCGCCTATGGCACCTCAGCAGGTAGTGCCGGGTACTGGTTTTTACAGTTGCTCGATAAAGTCACGCCCTCACAGTGGGCGGCAATAGGTGTGCTGGGTAGTCTGGTGTTTGGCCTGCTGACGTATCTGACAAATCTTTATTTCAAGATTAAAGAAGACAAGCGTAAGGCTGCACGGGGAGAGTAATTCAATGACTCAAAACTATGAACTGATTGTGAAAGGGATCCGCAATTTTGAGAATAAAGTTACGGTAACTTTAGCGTTACGGGACAAAAAACGCTTTGACGGTGAAATTTTTGACCTGGACATCTCGCTGGACCGTGTTGAAGGTGCCGCGCTGGAGTTTTATGAGGCAGCAGCCAGAATGAGCATCAGACAGGTCTTCCTGGATGTTGCTGCCGGGTTATGTGAAGGGGATGAGCAGTCGCCGGAAAAGCGCCCCGTAATTTTAGAGGCGCAGAATGTATGGATAACCTACAAAGGAAAGCTACCGGGAAGAATTACTGGTTCTCTGAAGACTCCTCCGGAATCACAACCTTAAGTCACTGACCGGAACAGATAAACCTGTCCGTGGGCAGAAACCGATAAATCCTGATAAATATCCATGAACGCAAAAATCAGATACGGCCTGTCGGCTGCCGTTCTGGCACTGATTGCCGTCGGTGCGCCCGCGCCTGATATTCTCGACCAGTTTCTGGATGAAAAAGAAGGTAACCACACAACGGCATACCGCGATGGGTCCGGCATCTGGACCATCTGTCGGGGTGCCACGATGGTGGATGGAAAACCCGTTTTTCCCGGTATGAAACTGTCGAAGGAAAAATGCGACCAGGTCAACGCCATTGAGCGTGATAAGGCGCTGGCATGGGTGGAGCGCAATATTAAAGTACCACTGACCGAACCACAGAAAGCGGGTATAGCGTCATTTTGTCCCTATAACATTGGCCCCGGTAAGTGTTTCCCGTCGACGTTTTATAAGCGGCTGAATGCCGGTGATCGTAAGGGTGCATGCGAGGCGATTCGCTGGTGGATAAAAGATGGTGGGCGCGATTGCCGCATACGTTCAAATAACTGCTATGGACAGGTTATTCGCCGTGACCAGGAAAGCGCATTAGCCTGTTGGGGGATAGATCAGTGAGCAGAGTCGCCGCGATTATTTATGCTCTGGTTATCTGCATCATCGTCTGCCTGTCGTGGGCGGTCAATCATTACCGTGATAACGCCATCGCCTACAAAGAACAGCGTGATAAAAAAGTCAGTGAGCTGAAGCAGGCGACCGCCACCATTACTGACATGCAGCAACGCCAGCGTGCTGCTGATGTACTCGATGCTAAATACACGAAGGAGTTGGCTGATGCGAAAGCTGAAAATGATGCTCTTCGGCGCAAGCTTGATAATGGTGGTTGGGTGCTCGTCAAAGGAAAATGCTCTGTGCCATCCTCAGCCGAAACCTCCAGCGCCTCCGGCATGGGCAATGATGCCACCGTCGAACTCTCTCCAGTTGCTGGACGAAACGTTCTCGGTATCCGGGACGGAATCATCAGAGACCAGACAGCACTAAGAACGCTTCAGGAATATATCAGGACGCAATGCCTTCGATGATAGCGATAATTTTACTCATCATCCTTCACATTTGGCTCTGTAGACAGGGTGGTGATCACTTCTGGAGTGAATCCAGATTAAACATCTCATTGCTGATGCTTGAAGTTGAGCATCTGGCGCGCGGTAAGGGGCTGCGTTGAAATAAGAGCCAGTCATTACAAATACCAGGATTTAGCCTCGTATTCGCGGGGCTTTTTATTGCCATTACAAAAGCCACTCCCTACAGAGTGGCTTTGATAATGGCTTATACCCTACACGGGATAACTTAACTGATATCCCTTTTAAAGGATAAAGGTATTCAAGCCTGACACATCATGCGCTGTATCGTCGCCGTATTCCCGTATTAACAGAGACCGTAGCCCGACGGGGAACTCCTTCTGCGCGAGTGTGCGGGAATAATCAAAAACGATGCACACCGGGGTTACCGGGTACACATATTTCATCATGCCAGCGAGTCCGGTTCTGGCACGGAAGAAACCGGACGTTATGATTTAGTGCGGAAATATTTGTGTAGTGTTCTGAATGTTCTCAGTAAAGAGTAATGAATTATCAAAGGTATAGTAATATCTTTTTTGTTCGTGGATATTTGTAACCCACCGAAAAACTCCTGCTTTAGCAAGGTTTCTTCTGTATTCCTGAAATGTGATCTCTCTGGATTTCAGCTTATTAGAGGTCGTTTCTATAAGATGCCTATCCTTTGAAAATTTGACAGACACAATGTTTTTTAGGTCCTTTAATAACACTGTATTATCATTTTTTAATACAATATGAACATTCTCTGTGGCTAAATAGTAAATGTAATGTGAGACATTGTGACGTTTTAGCTCAGAATAAAACCATTGATAGTTTAAATCGTTTCGAACTTTATCAAATATTTGTTTAAAAATGACTACCTGATCCATAGATAAACCTTCCATGTGATATGAGGGGCGTAGTCTGCACGATTATCTAAATTGCTTCAATCTGGTCTGATCTGTTTTCTGAGCAATTCAGTAATGTCACTCTTTTCTTTGTTTGCTTCAGGCGAAACTCTTTTTTCTGAGCACAGTCTCCGGCGGCAGGCTTCAATGACCCAGGCTGAGAAATTCCCAGACCCTTTTTGCTCAAGAGCGATGTTAATTTGTTCAATCATTTGGTTAGGAAAGCGGATGTTGCGGGTTGTTGTTCTGCGGGTTCTGTTCTTCGTTGACATGAGGTTGTCCCGTATTCAGTGTCGCTGATTTGTATTGTCTGAAGTTGTTTTTACGTTAAGTTGATGCAGATCAATTAATACGATACCTGCGTCATAATTGATTATTTGACGTGGTTTGATGGAGTAGATGCACGTTGTGACATGTAGATGATAATTATTATCATTTTGCGGGTCCTTTCCGGCGATCCGACAGGTTACGGGGCGGCGACCTCGCGGGTTTTCGCTATTTATGAAAATTTTCCGGTTTAAGGCATTTCCGTTCTTCTTCGTCGTAACTTAATGTTTTTATTTAAAATACCCCCTGAAAAGAAAGGAAACGACAGGTGCTGAAAACGAGCTTTTGGACCTCTGTCGTTTCCTTTCTCTGTTTTTGGCCGTGGAATGAACAATGGAAGTCAACAAAAAGCAGCTGGCTGACATTTTCGGTGCGAGTATCCGTACCATTCAGAACTGGCAGGAACAGGGAATGCCCGTTCTGCGAGGCGGTGGCAAGGGTAATGAGGTGCTTTATGACTCTGCCGCCGTTATAAGATGGTATGCCGAAAGGGATGCTGAAATTGAGAACGAAAAGCTGCGCCGGGAAGTTGAAGAACTGCGGCAGGCCAGCGAGACAGATCTCCAGCCAGGGACTATTGAGTACGAACGCCATCGACTTACGCGTGCGCAGGCCGACGCACAGGAGCTGAAAAATGCCAGAGACTCCGCTGAAGTGGTGGAAACCGCATTCTGTACTTTCGTGCTGTCGCGGATCGCAGGTGAAATTGCCAGTATTCTCGACGGGATCCCCCTGTCGGTGCAGCGGCGTTTTCCGGAACTGGAAAACCGACATGTTGATTTCCTGAAACGGGATATCATCAAAGCCATGAACAAAGCAGCCGCGCTGGATGAACTGATACCGGGGTTGCTGAGTGAATATATCGAACAGTCAGGTTAACAGGCTGCGGCATTTTGTCCGCGCCGGGCTTCGCTCACTGTTCAGGCCGGAGCCACAGACCGCCGTTGAATGGGCGGATGCTAATTACTATCTCCCGAAAGAATCCGCATACCAGGAAGGGCGCTGGGAAACACTGCCCTTTCAGCGGGCCATCATGAATGCGATGGGCAGCGACTACATCCGTGAGGTGAATGTGGTGAAGTCTGCCCGTGTCGGTTATTCCAAAATGCTGCTGGGTGTTTATGCCTACTTTATAGAGCATAAGCAGCGCAACACCCTTATCTGGTTGCCGACGGATGGTGATGCCGAGAACTTTATGAAAACCCACGTTGAGCCGACCATCCGCGATATTCCGTCGCTGCTGGCGCTGGCTCCGTGGTATGGCAAAAAGCACCGGGATAACACGCTCACTATGAAGCGTTTTTCCAATGGTCGTGGCTTCTGGTGCCTGGGCGGTAAAGCGGCAAAAAACTACCGTGAAAAGTCGGTGGATGTGGCGGGTTATGATGAACTTGCTGCCTTTGATGAGGATATTGAACAGGAAGGCTCTCCGACGTTCCTTGGCGACAAACGTATTGAAGGCTCGGTCTGGCCAAAGTCCATCCGTGGCTCCACGCCCAAAGTGAGAGGCACCTGCCAGATTGAGCGTGCAGCCAGTGAATCCCCGCATTTTATGCGTTTTCATGTTGCCTGCCCGCACTGCGGGGAGGAGCAGTATCTTAAATTTGGCGACAAAGAGACGCCGTTTGGCCTCAAATGGACGCCGGATGACCCCTCCGGCGTGTTTTATCTCTGCGAGCATAATGCCTGCGTCATCCGCCAGCAGGAGCTGGACTTTACTGATGCCCGTTATATCTGCGAAAAGACCGGGATCTGGACCCGTGATGGCATTCTCTGGTTTTCGCCATCCGGTGAAGAGATTGAGCCGCCGGACAGTGTGACCTTTCACATCTGGACGGCGTACAGCCCGTTCACCACCTGGGTGCAGATTGTCAAAGACTGGATGAAGACGAAAGGGGATACGGGAAAACGTAAAACCTTCGTGAACACCACGCTCGGTGAGACATGGGAGGCGAAAATTGGCGAACGTCCGGATGCTGAGGTGATGGCGGAGCGGAAAGAGCATTATTCAGCGCCCGTTCCTGACCGTGTGGCTTACCTGACTGCCGGTATCGACTCCCAGCTGGATCGCTACGAAATGCGCGTATGGGGATGGGGGCCGGGTGAGGAAAGCTGGCTGATTGACCGGCAGATTATTATGGGCCGCCACGATGATGAACAGACGCTGCTGCGTGTGGATGAGGCCATCAATAAAACCTATACCCGCCGGAATGGTGCAGAAATGTCGGTATCCCGTATCTGCTGGGATACTGGCGGGATTGACCCGACCATTGTGTATGAACGCTCGAAAAAGCATGGGCTGTTCCGGGTGATCCCCATTAAAGGGGCATCCGTCTACGGAAAGCCTGTGGCCAGCATGCCACGTAAGCGAAACAAAAACGGGGTTTACCTTACCGAAATTGGTACGGATACCGCGAAAGAGCAGATTTATAACCGCTTCACACTGACGCCGGAAGGGGATGAACCGCTTCCCGGTGCCGTTCACTTCCCGAATAACCCGGATATTTTTGATCTGACCGAAGCGCAGCAGCTGACTGCTGAAGAGCAGGTCGAAAAATGGGTGGATGGCAGGAAAAAAATACTGTGGGACAGCAAAAAGCGACGCAATGAGGCGCTCGACTGCTTCGTTTATGCGCTGGCGGCGCTGCGCATCAGTATTTCCCGCTGGCAGCTGGATCTCAGTGCACTGCTGGCGAGCCTGCAGGAAGAGGATGGTGCAGCAACCAACAAGAAAACACTGGCAGATTACGCCCGTGCCTTATCCGGAGAGGATGAATGACGCGACAGGAAGAACTTGCCGCTGCCCGTGCGGCACTGCATGACCTGATGACAGGTAAACGGGTGGCAACGGTACAGAAAGACGGACGGCGAGTGGAGTTTACGGCCACTTCCGTGTCTGACCTGAAAAAATACATTGCGGAGCTGGAAGTGCAGACCGGCATGACACAGCGACGCAGGGGACCTGCAGGATTTTATGTATGAAAACGTCCACCATTCCCACCCTTCTGGGGCCGGACGGCATGACATCGCTGCGTGAATATGCCGGTTATCACGGCGGTGGCAGCGGATTTGGTGGGCAGTTGCGGGCGTGGAACCCACCGGGTGAAAGTGTGGATGCAGCCCTGCTGCCCAACTTTACCCGTGGCAATGCCCGCGCAGACGATCTGGTACGCAATAACGGCTATGCCGCCAACGCCATCCAGTTGCATCAGGATCATATCGTCGGGTCTTTTTTCCGGCTCAGTCATCGCCCAAGCTGGCGCTATCTGGGCATCGGGGAGGAAGAAGCCCGTGCCTTTTCCCGCGAGGTTGAAGCGGCATGGAAAGAGTTTGCCGAGGATGACTGCTGCTGCATTGACGTTGAGCGAAAACGCACGTTTACCATGATGATTCGGGAAGGTGTGGCCATGCACGCCTTTAACGGTGAACTGTTCGTTCAGGCCACCTGGGATACCAGTCCCTCGCGACTGTTCCGGACACAGTTCCGGATGGTCAGCCCGAAGCGTATCAGCAACCCGAACAATACCGGCGACAGCCGGAACTGCCGTGCCGGTGTGCAGATTAATGACAGCGGCGCGGCGCTGGGATATTACGTCAGCGAGGACGGCTATCCTGGCTGGATGCCGCAGAAATGGACATGGATACCCCGTGAGTTACCCGGCGGGCGCGCCTCGTTCATTCACGTTTTTGAACCCGTGGAGGACGGGCAGACCCGCGGTGCAAATGTGTTTTACAGCGTGATGGAGCAGATGAAGATGCTCGACACGCTGCAGAACACGCAGCTGCAGAGCGCCATTGTGAAGGCGATGTATGCCGCCACCATTGAGAGTGAGCTGGATACGCAGTCAGCGATGGATTTTATTCTGGGCGCGAACAGTCAGGAGCAGTGGGACAGGCTGACCGGCTGGATTGGTGAAATTGCCGCGTATTACGCCGCAGCACCGGTCCGTCTGGGAGGCGCAAAAGTGCCGCACCTGATGCCGGGGGACTCACTGAACCTGCAGACGGCTCAGGACACGGATAACGGCTACTCCGTGTTTGAGCAGTCACTGCTGCGGTATATCGCTGCCGGGCTGGGTGTCTCGTATGAGCAGCTTTCCCGGAATTACGCCCAGATGAGCTACTCCACGGCACGGGCCAGTGCGAACGAGTCGTGGGCGTACTTTATGGGGCGGCGAAAATTCGTCGCATCCCGTCAGGCGAGCCAGATGTTTCTGTGCTGGCTGGAAGAGGCCATCGCTCGCCGCGTGGTGACGTTACCTTCAAAAGCGCGCTTCAGTTTTCAGGAAGCCCGCAGTGCCTGGGGGAACTGCGACTGGATAGGCTCCGGTCGTATGGCCATCGATGGTCTGAAAGAAGTACAGGAAGCGGTGATGCTGATAGAAGCCGGACTGAGTACCTACGAGAAAGAGTGCGCAAAACGCGGTGACGACTATCAGGAAATTTTTGCCCAGCAGGTCCGTGAAACGATGGAGCGCCGTGCAGCCGGTCTTAAACCGCCCGCCTGGGCGGCTGCGGCATTTGAATCCGGGCTGCGACAATCAACAGAGGAGGAGAAGAGTGACAGCAGAGCTGCGTAATCTCCCGCATATTGCCAGCATGGCTTTTAATGAGCCGCTGATGCTTGAACCCGCCTATGCGCGGGTTTTCTTTTGTGCGCTTGCAGGCCAGCTTGGGATCAGTCGCCTGACGGATGCGGTGTCCGGCGACAGCCTGACTGCCGGAGAGGCACCCGCGGCGCTGGCGTTATCCGGTGATGATGACGGACCACGACAGGCCCGCAGTTATCAGGTCATGAACGGCATCGCCGTGCTGCCGGTGTCCGGTACGCTGGTCAGCCGGACGCGGGCGCTGCAGCCGTATTCGGGAATGACCGGTTACAACGGCATTATCGCCCGTCTGCAACAGGCTGCCAGCGATCCGATGGTGGACGGCATTCTGCTCGATATGGACACACCGGGCGGGATGGTGGCGGGAGCATTTGACTGTGCTGACATCATCGCCCGTGTGCGAGACATAAAACCGGTATGGGCGCTGGCCAACGACATGAACTGCAGTGCAGGTCAGCTGCTTGCCAGCGCCGCCTCCCGGCGTCTGGTCACGCAGACCGCCCGGACAGGCTCCATCGGCGTCATGATGGCTCACAGTAATTACGGTGCTGCGCTGGAGAAACAGGGCGTGGAAATCACGCTGATTTACAGCGGCAGCCATAAGGTGGATGGCAACCCCTACAGCCATCTTCCGGATGACGTCCGGGAGACACTGCAGTCCCGGATGGATGCAACCCGCCGGATGTTTGCGCAGAAGGTGTCGGCATATACCGGCCTGTCCGTGCAGGCTGTGCTGGATACCGAGGCTGCAGTGTACAGCGGTCAGGAGGCCATTGATGCCGGACTGGCTGATGAACTTGTCAACAGCACCGATGCGATCACCGTTATGCGTGATGCACTGGATGCACGTAAATCCCGTCTCTCAGGAGGGCGAATGACCAAAGAGACTCAATCAACAACTGTTTCAGCCACTGCTTCTCAGGCTGACGTTACTGACGTGGTGCCAGCGACGGAGGGCGAAAACGCCAGCGCGGCGCAGCCGGACGTGAACGCGCAGATCACCGCTGCGGTTGCGGCAGAAAACAGCCGCATTATGGGGATCCTCAACTGTGAGGAGGCTCACGGACGCGAAGAACAGGCCCGCGTGCTGGCAGAAACCCCCGGTATGACCGTGGAAACGGCCCGCCGCATTCTGGCCGCAGCACCACAGAGTGCACAGGCGCGCAGTGACACTGCGCTGGATCGTCTGATGCAGGGGGCACCGGCACCGCTGGCTGCAGGTAACCCGGCATCTGATGCCGTTAACGATTTGCTGAACACACCAGTGTAAGGGATGTTTATGACGAGCAAAGAAACCTTTACCCATTACCAGCCGCTGGGCAACAGTGACCCGGCTCATACCGCAACCGCGCCCGGCGGATTGAGTAAGAAAACGCCAGCAATGACTCCGTTGATGCCGGATACCTCCACCCGTAAGCTGGTTGCGTGGGATGGCACCACCGACGGTGCTGCCGTTGGCATTCTTGCTGTTGCTGCTGACCAGACCAGCACCACGCTGACGTTCTACAAGTCCGGCACGTTCCGTTATGAGGATGTGCTCTGGCCGGAGGCTGCCAGCGACGAGGCGAAAAAACGGACCGCGTTTGCCGGAACGGCAATCAGCATCGTTTAACATGACCCTTCATCACTAAAGGCCGCCTGTGCGGCTTTTTTTACGGGATTTTTTTATGTCGATGTACACAACCGCCCAGCTGCTGGCGGCAAATGAGCAGAAATTTAAGTTTGATCCGCTGTTTCTGCGTCTCTTTTTCCGTGAGAGCTATCCCTTCACTACGGAGAAAGTCTATCTCTCACAAATTCCGGGACTGGTAAACATGGCGCTGTACGTTTCGCCGATTGTTTCCGGTGAGGTTATCCGTTCCCGTGGCGGCTCCACCTCTGAATTTACGCCGGGATATGTCAAACCCAAGCATGAGGTGAATCCGCAGATGACCCTGCGTCGCCTGCCGGATGAAGATCCACAGAATCTGGCGGACCCGGCTTACCGCCGCCGTCGCATCATCATGCAGAACATGCGAGACGAAGAGCTGGCCATTGCTCAGGTCGAAGAGATGCAGGCCGTTTCTGCCGTGCTCAAGGGCAAATACACCATGACCGGTGAAGCCTTCGATCCGGTTGAGGTGGATATGGGCCGCAGTGCGGCGAACAACATCACACAGTCCGGCGTCACGGAGTGGAGCAAGCGTGACAAGTCCACGTATGACCCGACCGACGATATCGAAGCCTACGCGCTGAACGCCAGCGGCGTGGTGAATATCATCGTGTTTGACCCGAAAGGCTGGGCGCTGTTCCGTTCCTTCAAAGCCGTCAGGGAGAAGCTGGATACCCGTCGCGGCTCTCATTCCGAACTGGAGACAGCGGTAAAAGACCTGGGCAAAGCGGTGTCCTATAAGGGAATGTATGGCGATGTGGCCATCGTCGTGTATTCCGGACAGTACGTGGAAAACGGCGTCAAAAAGAACTTCCTGCCGGACAACACGATGGTGCTGGGTAACACTCATGCACGCGGTCTGCGCACCTATGGCTGTATTCAGGATGCGGATGCATTGAGTGAGGGTATTAATGCGTCTCCCCGTTATCCGAAAAACTGGAAGACATCCGGCGATCCGGCGCGAGAGTTCACCATGATTCAGTCAGCACCGCTGATGCTGCTGGCTGATCCTGATGAGTTCGTGTCCGTTCAACTGGCGTAATCATGGCCCTTCGGGGCCATTTTCTCTCTGTGGAGGAATCCATGACGAAAGATGAACTGATTGCCCGTCTCCGGTCGCTGGGTGAGCAACTGAACCGTGATGTCAGCCTGACGGGGACGAAAGAAGAACTGGCGCTCCGTGTGGCAGAGCTGGAAGAGGAGCTTGATGACACGGATGACGCAGCCGGTCTGGACACGTCTGTCAGCCGGGAAAATGCGCTGACCGGACATGAAAATGAGGTGGTATCAGCGCAGACGGATACCGTGACTGATACGGCTGCTCTGGTCACGGTTGTGGCACTGGTGACGCTGCATACTGATGCACTTCACGCCACGCGGGATGAGGCTGTGGCATTTGTGCTGCCGGGAACGGCGTTCCGTGTCTCTGCCGGTGTGGCAGCTGAAATGACAGCGCGCGGCCTGGCCAGAATGCAATAACGGGAGGCGCTGTGGCTGATTTCGATAACCTGTTCGATGCTGCCATTGCCCGCGCCGATGAAACGATACGCGGGTACATGGGAACGTCAGCCACCATGACATCCGGTGAGCAGTCCGGCGCAGTAATACGTGGTGTTTTTGATGACCCTGAAAATATCAGCTATGCCGGACAGGGCGTGCGCGTTGAAGGCTCCAGCCCGTCCCTGTTTGTCCGGACTGATGATGTGCGGCAGCTGCGGCGTGGAGACACGCTGACCATCGGTGAGGAAAACTTCTGGGTAGATCGGGTTACGCCGGATGATGGCGGAAGCTGTCATCTCTGGCTTGGGCGGGGGGTACCGCCTGCCGTTAACCGTCGCCGCTGAAAGGGGGATGTATGGCCATAAAAGGTCTTGAGCAGGCCGTTGAAAACCTCAGCCGTATCAGCAAAACGGCGGTGCCTGGTGCCGCCGCAATGGCCATTAACCGCGTTGCTTCATCCGCGATATCGCAGTCGGCGTCACAGGTTGCCCGTGAGACAAAGGTGCGCCGGAAACTGGTAAAGGAAAGGGCCAGGCTGAAAAGGGCCACGGTCAAAAATCCGCAGGCCAGAATCAAAGTTAACCGGGGGGATTTGCCCGTAATCAAGCTGGGTAACGCGCGGGTTGTCCTGTCCCGACGCAGGCGTCGTAAAAAGGGGCAGCGTTCAGCCCTGAAAGGTGGCGGCAGCGTGCTTGTGGTGGGAAACCGTCGTATTCCCGGCGCGTTTATTCAGCAACTGAAAAACGGCCGGTGGCATGTTATGCAGCGTGTGGCCGGGAAAAACCGTTACCCCATTGATGTAGTGAAAATCCCGATGGCGGTGCCGCTGACCACGGCGTTTAAACAGAATATTGAACGGATACGGCGTGAACGTCTTCCGAAAGAGCTGGGCTATGCGCTGCAGCATCAACTGAGAATGGTAATAAAGCGATGAAACATACTGAACTCCGTGCAGCCGTACTGGATGCACTGGAGAAGCATGACACCGGGGCGACGTTTTTTGATGGTCGCCCCGCTGTTTTTGATGAGGCGGATTTTCCGGCAGTTGCCGTTTATCTCACCGGCGCTGAATACACGGGCGAAGAGCTGGACAGCGATACCTGGCAGGCGGAGCTGCATATCGAAGTTTTCCTGCCTGCTCAGGTGCCGGATTCAGAGCTGGATGCGTGGATGGAGTCCCGGATTTATCCGGTGATGAGTGATATCCCGGCACTGTCAGATTTGATCACCAGTATGGTGGCCAGCGGCTATGACTACCGGCGCGACGATGATGCGGGCCTGTGGAGTTCAGCCGATATGACTTATGTCATTACCTATGAAATGTGAGGACGATATGCCTGTACCAAATCCAGTAATGCCGGTGAAAGGGGCCGGGACCACCCTGTGGGTTTATAAGGGGAACGGTGACCCTTATGCGAACCCGCTTTCAGACGTTGACTGGTCGCGTCTGGCTAAAGTTAAAGACCTGACGCCCGGCGAACTGACCGCTGAGTCCTATGACGACAGCTATCTCGATGATGAAGATGCAGACTGGACCGCGACCAGGCAGGGGCAGAAATCTGCCGGAGATACCAGCTTCACGCTGGCGTGGATGCCCGGAGAGCAGGGGCAGCAGGCGCTGCTGGCGTGGTTTAATGAAGGCGATACCCGTGCCTATAAAATCCGCTTCCCGAACGGCACGGTCGATGTGTTCCGTGGCTGGGTCAGCAGTATCGGTAAGGCGGTGACGGCGAAGGAAGTGATCACCCGTACGGTGAAAGTCACCAATGTGGGACGTCCGTCGATGGCAGAAGATCGCAGCACGGTAACAGCGGCAACCGGTATGACCGTGACGCCAGCCAGCGCTTCCGTAGTGAAAGGGAAGAGCACCACGCTGACCGTGGCATTCCAGCCGGAAGGCGCAACCGACAAGAGCTTCCGTGCGGTGTCAGCGGATAAAACAAAAGCCACCGTGTCGGTCAGTGGTATGACCATCACCGTGAATGGCGTTGCTGCAGGTAAGGTCAACATTCCGGTCGTATCCGGTAATGGTGAGTTTGCTGCGGTTGCAGAAATCACCGTCACCGCCAGTTAATCCGGAGAGTCAGCGATGTTCCTGAAAACCGAATCATTTGAACATAACGGTGTGACCGTCACGCTTTCTGAACTGTCAGCCCTGCAGCGTATTGAGCATCTCGCCCTGATGAAACGGCAGGCAGAACAGGCGGAGTCAGACAGCAACCGGAAGTTTACTGTGGAAGACGCCATCAGAACCGGCGCGTTTCTGGTGGCGATGTCCCTGTGGCATAACCATCCGCAGAAGACGCAGATGCCGTCCATGAATGAAGCCGTTAAACAGATTGAGCAGGAAGTGCTTACCACCTGGCCCACGGAGGCAATTTCTCATGCTGAAAACGTGGTGTACCGGCTGTCTGGTATGTATGAGTTTGTTGTGAATAATACCCCTGAACAGACAGAGGACGCCGGGCCTGCAGAGCCTGTTTCTGCGGGAAAGTGTTCGACGGTGAGCTGAGTTTTGCCCTGAAACTGGCGCGTGAGATGGGGCGACCCGACTGGCGTGCCATGCTTGCCGGGATGTCATCCACGGAGTATGCCGACTGGCACCGCTTTTACAGTACCCATTATTTTCATGATGTTCTGCTGGATATGCACTTTTCCGGGCTGACGTACACCGTGCTCAGCCTGTTTTTCAGCGATCCGGATATGCATCCGCTGGATTTCAGTCTGCTGAACCGGCGCGAGGCTGACGAAGAGCCTGAAGATGATGTGCTGATGCAGAAAGCGGCAGGGCTTGCCGGAGGCGTTCGTTTTGGCCCGGACGGGAATGAAGTTATCCCCGCTTCCCCGGATGTGGCGGACATGACGGAGGATGACGTAATGCTGATGACAGTATCAGAAGGGATCGCAGGAGGAGTCCGGTATGGCTGAACCGGTAGGCGATCTGGTCGTTGATTTAAGTCTGGATGCGGCCAGATTTGACGAGCAGATGGCCAGAGTCAGGCGTCATTTTTCCGGTACGGAAACTGATGCGAAAAAAACAGCGGCAGTCGTTGAACAGTCGCTGAGCCGACAGGCGCTGGCTGCACAGAAAGCGGGGATTTCCGTCGGACAGTATAAAGCCGCCATGCGTATGCTTCCTGCACAGTTCACCGACGTGGCCACGCAGCTTGCAGGCGGGCAAAGTCCGTGGCTGATCCTGCTGCAACAGGGGGGTCAGGTGAAGGACTCCTTCGGCGGGATGATCCCCATGTTCCGGGGGCTTGCCGGTGCGATCACCCTGCCGATGGTGGGGGCCACCTCGCTGGCGGTGGCGACCGGTGCGCTGGCGTATGCCTGGTATCAGGGCAACTCAACCCTGTCCGATTTCAACAAAACGCTGGTCCTTTCCGGCAATCAGGCCGGGCTGACGGCAGATCGTATGCTGGTCCTGTCCAGAGCCGGGCAGGCGGCAGGGCTGACGTTTAACCAGACCAGCGAGTCACTCAGCGCACTGGTTAAGGCGGGGGTAAGCGGTGAGGCTCAGATTGCGTCCATCAGCCAGAGTGTGGCGCGTTTCTCCTCTGCATCCGGCGTGGAGGTGGACAAGGTCGCTGAAGCCTTCGGGAAGCTGACCACAGACCCGACGTCGGGACTGACAGCGATGGCACGTCAGTTCCATAACGTGACGGCGGAGCAGATTGCGTATGTTGCTCAGTTGCAGCGTTCCGGCGATGAGGCCGGGGCATTGCAGGCGGCGAACGAGGCTGCAACGAAAGGGTTTGATGACCAGACCCGCCGCCTGAAAGAGAACATGGGCACGCTGGAGACCTGGGCAGACAGGACAGCACGGGCATTCAAATCCATGTGGGATTCGGTGCTGGATATTGGTCGCCCGGACACTGCCCAGGAAATGCTGGAGAAAGCAGAAAAGGCTTTTGATGAGGCGGACAAAAAATGGCAGTGGTATCAGAGCCGGAGCCACCGGCGCGGTAAAACCTCAGCATTTCTTGCCAATCTCCGGGGAGCATGGGAGGACAGAGCGAATGCGCAACTTGGGCTTTCAGCCGCCACGTTGCAGGCCGATCTTGAAAAGGCCAGAGAGATGGCAGCAAAGGACTGGGCCGAGTCTGAGGCATCACGGCTGAAATATACCGAAGAGGCGCAGAAGGCTTACGAACGGCTGCAGACGCCGCTGGAGAAATATACCGCCCGTCAGGAAGAACTGAACAAGGCACTGAAAGACGGGAAAATCCTGCAGGCGGATTACAACACGCTGATGGCGGCGGCGAAAAAGGATTATGAAGCGACGCTGAAAAAGCCGAAACAGTCCGGCGTGAAGGTGTCTGCGGGCGATCGTCAGGAAGACAGTGCTCATGCTGCCCTGCTGACGCTTCAGGCAGAACTCCGGACGCTGGAGAAGCATGCCGGAGCAAATGAGAAAATCAGCCAGCAGCGCCGGGATTTGTGGAAGGCGGAGAGTCAGTTCGCGGTACTGGAGGAGGCGGCGCAACGTCGCCAGCTGTCTGCACAGGAGAAATCCCTGCTGGCGCATAAAGATGAGACGCTGGAGTACAAACGCCAGCTGGCTGCACTTGGCGACAAGGTTACGTATCAGGAGCGCCTGAACGCGCTGGCGCAGCAGGCGGATAAATTCGCACAGCAGCAACGGGCAAAACGGGCCGCCATTGATGCGAAAAGCCGGGGGCTGACTGACCGGCAGGCAGAACGTGAAGCCACGGAACAGCGCCTGAAGGAACAGTATGGCGATAATCCGCAGGCGCTGAATAACGTCATGTCAGAGCAGAAAAAGACCTGGGCGGCTGAAGACCAGCTTCGCGGGAGCTGGATGGCAGGCCTGAAGTCCGGCTGGAGTGAGTGGGAAGAGAGCGCCACGGACAGTATGTCGCAGGTAAAAAGTGCAGCCACGCAGACCTTTGATGGTATTGCGCAGAATATGGCGGCGATGCTGACCGGCAGTGAACAGAACTGGCGCAGCTTCACCCGCTCCGTGCTGTCCATGATGACAGAAATTCTGCTTAAGCAGGCAATGGTGGGGATTGTCGGGAGTATCGGCAGCGCCATTGGCGGGGCTGTTGGTGGCGGCGCATCAGCGTCAGGCGGTACAGCCATTCAGGCAGCTGCGGCGAAATTCCATTTTGCGACCGGAGGATTTACGGGAACCGGCGGCAAATATGAGCCAGCGGGGATTGTTCACCGTGGTGAGTTTGTCTTCACGAAGGAGGCAACCAGCCGGATTGGCGTGGGAAATCTCTACCGGCTGATGCGCGGCTATGCCACCGGCGGTTATGTCGGTGGCACCGGAAGTCCGGCGCAGATGCGGCGGGCGGAAGGCATTAATTTTAATCAGAACAATCACGTGGTGATTCAGAACGACGGTACGAATGGTCTGCCAGGTCCACAGATGATGAAAGCAGTGTATGACATGGCCCGCAAGGGTGCCCGTGATGAAATTCAGACACAGATGCGTGATGGTGGTCTGTTCTCCGGAGGTGGACGATGAAAACCTTCCGCTGGAAAGTGAAACCCGGTATGGATGTGGCTTCGGCCCCTTCCGTAAGAAAGGTGCGCTTTGGTGATGGCTATTCCCAGCGAGCGCCTGCCGGGCTGAACGCTGACCTGAAAACGTACAGCGTGACGCTGTCTGTCTCCCGTTGGGAGGCCGCGGCGCTGGAGTCGTTTCTGGCTGAGCACGGGGGCTGGAAATCCTTTCTGTGGACGCCGCCTTATGGCTACCGGCAGATAAAGGTGACCTGCGCAAAATGGTCGTCGCGGGTCAGTATGTTGCGTGTTGAGTTCAGCGCAGAGTTTGAACAGGTGGTGAACTGATGCAGGATATCCGACAGGAAACACTGAATGAATGCACCCGTGCGGAGCAGTCGGCCAGCGTGGTGCTCTGGGAAATCGACCTGACAGAGGTCGGTGGAGAACGTTATTTTTTCTGTAATGAGCAGAACGAAAAAGGTGAGCCGGTCACCTGGCAGGGGCGACAGTATCAGCCGTATCCCATTCAGGGGAGTGGTTTTGAACTGAATGGCAAAGGCACCAGTACGCGCCCCACGCTGACGGTTTCTAACCTGTACGGTATGGTCACCGGGATGGCGGAAGATCTGCAGAGTCTGGTCGGCGGAACGGTGGTCCGGCGTAAGGTTTACGCCTGTTTTCTGGATGCGGTGAACTTCGTCAACGGAAACAGTGACGCCGATCCGGAGCAGGAGGTGATCAGCCGCTGGCGCATTGAGCAGTGCAGCGAACTGAGCGCGGTGAGTGCCTCTTTTGTACTGTCCACGCCGACGGAAACGGACGGCGCTGTTTTTCCGGGACGTATCATGCTGGCCAACACCTGCACCTGGACCTATCGCGGCGATGAGTGCGGTTATCACGGTCCGGCGGTCGCGGATGAATATGACCAGCCAACGTCCGATATCACGAAGGATAAATGCAGCAAATGCCTGAGCGGCTGTAAGTTTCGCAATAACGTCGGCAACTTTGGCGGCTTCCTTTCCATTAACAAACTTTCGCAGTAAACCCATGACAGAGACAGAATCAGCGATTCTGGCGCACGCCCGGCGATGTGCGCCAGCGGAGTCGTGCGGCTTCGTGGTGAGAGCGCCGGAGGGGGAAAGATATTTTCCCTGCGTGAATATTTCCGGTGAGCCGGAGGATTATTTCCGGATGGCTCCGGAGGACTGGCTGCAGGCAGAGATGCAGGGTGAGATTGTGGCGCTGGTCCACAGCCACCCCGGTGGTCTGCCCTGGCTGAGTGAGGCCGACCGGCGGCTGCAGGTGCAGAGTGATTTGCCGTGGTGGCTGGTCTGCCGGGGGACGATTCATAAGTTCCGCTGTGTGCCGCATCTCACCGGGCGGCGCTTTGAGCACGGTGTGACGGACTGTTACACACTGTTCCGGGATGCTTATCATCTGGCGGGGATTGAGATGCCGGACTTTCATCGTGAGGATGACTGGTGGCGTAACGGCCAGAATCTCTATCTGGATAATCTGGAGGCGACGGGGCTGTATCAGGTGCCGTTGTCAGCGGCACAGCCGGGCGATGTGCTGCTGTGCTGTTTTGGTTCATCAGTGCCGAATCACGCCGCAATTTACTGCGGCGACGGCGAGCTGCTGCACCATATTCCTGAACAACTGAGCAAACGAGAGAGGTACACCGACAAATGGCAGCGACGCACACACTCCCTCTGGCGTCACCGGGCATGGCGCGCATCTGCCTTTACGGGGATTTACAACGATTTGGTCGCCGCATCGACCTTCGTGTGAAAACGGGGGCTGAAGCCATCCGGGCACTGGCCACACAGCTCCCGGCGTTTCGTCAGAAACTGAGCGACGGCTGGTATCAGGTACGGATTGCCGGGCGGGACGTCAGCACGTCCGGGTTAACGGCGCAGTTACATGAGACTCTGCCTGATGGCGCTGTGATTCATATTGTTCCCAGAGTCGCCGGGGCCAAGTCAGGTGGCGTATTCCAGATTGTCCTGGGGGCTGCCGCCATTGCCGGATCATTCTTTACCGCCGGAGCCACCCTTGCAGCATGGGGGGCAGCCATTGGGGCCGGTGGTATGACCGGCATCCTGTTTTCTCTCGGTGCCAGTATGGTGCTCGGTGGTGTGGCCCAGATGCTGGCACCGAAAGCCAGAACTCCCCGTACACAGACAACGGATAACGGCAAACAAAACACCTATTTCTCCTCACTGGATAACATGGTTGCCCAGGGCAATGTTCTGCCCGTTCTGTACGGTGAAATGCGCGTGGGATCACGTGTGGTTTCTCAGGAGATCAGCACGGCAGACGAAGGGGACGGTGGTCAGGTTGTGGTGATTGGTCGCTGATGCAAAATGTTTTATGTGAAACCGCCTGCGGGCGGTTTTGTCATTTATGGAGCGTGAGGAATGGGTAAAGGAAGCAGTAAGGGGCATACCCCGCGCGAAGCGAAGGACAACCTGAAGTCCACGCAGTTGCTGAGTGTGATCGATGCCATCAGCGAAGGGCCGGTTGAAGGTCCGGTAGATGGATTAAAAAGCGTGCTGCTGAACAGTACGCCGGTGCTGGACAGTGAGGGGAATACCAACATCTCCGGCGTCACGGTGGTGTTCCGGGCAGGTGAGCAGGAGCAGACACCGCCGGAAGGTTTTGAATCCTCCGGCTCCGAGACTGTGCTGGGTACGGAAGTGAAATATGACACGCCGATCACCCGCACCATCACGTCGGCAAACATCGACCGTCTGCGCTTTACCTTCGGTGTGCAGGCACTGGTGGAAACCACCTCAAAGGGTGACCGGAATCCGTCGGAAGTCCGCCTGCTGGTTCAGATACAGCGTAATGGTGGCTGGGTGACGGAAAAAGACATCACCATTAAAGGCAAAACCACCTCGCAGTATCTGGCCTCGGTGGTGGTGGATAACCTGCCGCCGCGCCCGTTTAATATCCGGATGCGCAGGATGACGCCGGACAGCACCACAGACCAGCTGCAGAACAAAACGCTCTGGTCGTCATACACCGAAATCATCGATGTGAAACAGTGCTACCCGAACACGGCACTGGTCGGCGTACAGGTGGACTCGGAGCAGTTCGGTAGCCAGCAGGTGAGCCGTAATTATCATCTGCGCGGGCGCATTCTGCAGGTGCCGTCGAACTATAACCCGCAGACGCGACAATACAGCGGTATCTGGGACGGAACGTTAAAACCAGCATACAGCAACAACATGGCCTGGTGTCTGTGGGATATGCTGACCCATCCGCGCTACGGCATGGGGAAACGTCTTGGTGCGGCGGATGTGGATAAATGGGCGCTGTATGTCATCGGCCAGTACTGCGACCAGTCGGTGCCGGACGGCTTTGGCGGCACGGAGCCGCGCATTACCTGTAATGCGTACCTGACCACACAGCGTAAGGCGTGGGATGTGCTCAGTGATTTCTGCTCGGCGATGCGCTGTATGCCGGTATGGAACGGGCAGACGCTGACGTTCGTGCAGGACCGACCATCAGATAAGGTGTGGACCTATAACCGCAGTAATGTGGTGATGCCGGATGATGGCGCGCCGTTCCGCTACAGTTTCAGCGCCCTGAAGGACCGCCATAATGCCGTTGAGGTGAACTGGATTGACCCGAACAACGGCTGGGAGACGGCGACAGAGCTTGTTGAAGATACGCAGGCCATTGCCCGTTATGGTCGTAATGTCACGAAGATGGATGCCTTTGGCTGTACCAGCCGGGGGCAGGCACACCGCGCCGGGCTGTGGCTGATTAAAACGGAACTGCTGGAGACGCAGACCGTGGACTTCAGCGTGGGCGCAGAAGGGCTTCGCCATGTACCGGGCGATGTCATTGAAATCTGCGATGATGACTATGCCGGTATCAGCACCGGTGGTCGCGTGCTGGCGGTGAACAGCCAGACCCGGACGCTGACGCTCGACCGTGAAATCACGCTGCCATCCTCCGGTACCACGCTGATAAGCCTGGTTGACGGGCAGGGGAGTCCGGTCAGCGTGGAGGTTCAGTCCGTCACCGACGGCGTGAAGGTGAAAGTGAGCCGTGTTCCTGACGGCGTTGCTGAATACAGCGTATGGGGGCTGAAGCTGCCGACGTTGCGCCAGCGCCTGTTCCGCTGCGTGAGTATCCGTGAGAACGACGACGGCACGTATGCCATCACCGCCGTGCAGCATGTACCGGAAAAAGAGGCCATCGTGGATAACGGGGCGCACTTTGACGGCGACCAGAGCGGCACGGTAAATGGTGTCACGCCGCCAGCGGTGCAGCACCTGACTGCCGAAGTCACCGCAGACAGCGGGGAGTATCAGGTACTGGCCCGCTGGGACACGCCGAAGGTGGTGAAGGGCGTGAGCTTCCTGCTTCGCCTGACCGTGGCAGCGGATGACGGCAGTGAGCGGCTGGTCAGCACGGCCCGGACGACGGAAACCACATACCGCTTCAGGCAACTGGCGCTGGGGCGTTACACGCTGACGGTCCGGGCGGTAAATGCGTGGGGACAGCAGGGCGATCCGGCATCGGTATCGTTCCGGATTGCCGCACCGGCAGCGCCGTCGCGGATTGAGCTGACGCCGGGCTATTTTCAGATAACCGCCACGCCGCATCTTGCGGTTTACGATCCGACGGTACAGTTTGAGTTCTGGTTCTCGGAAAAGCGGATTACCGATATCAGGCAGGTTGAAACCACAGCCCGCTACCTTGGCACGGGGCTGTACTGGATAGCCGCCAGTATCAATATCAAACCGGGCCATGATTATTACTTTTATATCCGCAGTGTGAACACCGTTGGCAAATCGGCATTCGTGGAGGCCGTCGGTCGGGCGAGCGATGATGCGGAAGGTTACCTGGATTTTTTCAAAGGCAAGATAACCGAATCCCATCTCGGCAAGGAGCTGCTGGAAAAAGTCGAGCTGACGGAGGATAACGCCAGCAGACTGGAGGAGTTTTCGAAAGAGTGGAAGGACGCCAGTGATAAGTGGAATGCCATGTGGGCTGTCAAAATTGAGCAGACCAAAGACGGCAAACATTATGTCGCGGGTATTGGCCTCAGCATGGAGGACACGGAGGAAGGCAAACTGAGCCAGTTTCTGGTTGCCGCTAACCGTATCGCGTTTATTGACCCGGCAAACGGGAATGAAACGCCGATGTTTGTGGCGCAGGGCAACCAGATATTCATGAACGACGTGTTCCTGAAGCGCCTGACGGCCCCCACCATTACCAGCGGTGGCAGTCCTCCGGTATTTTCCCTGACACCGGACGGAAAGCTGACCGCTAAAAATGCGGATATCAGTGGTAGTGTGAATGCGAACTCCGGGACGCTCAACAATGTCACGGTAAATGAAAACTGTACGATTAAGGGCATGCTGGAGGCGACTCAGGTCAGAGGTGACTTCGTTAAAGCTGTATCCAAATCATTTCCGAAACAGGCTGGTACGTGGGGTAACACGGAAACACCAGACGGGACGGTTACAGTCACCATCAGTGATGATCATAACTTTGACCGTCAAATCATTATTCCGCCCATTATCTTTAACGGTATAGCGTATGACGATCCGGGAAGTGGTAATAACCCGGGAGGTACAAGGTACACGGGGTATGGTTTTGAAGTTCGCAAAAACGGCGTATTAATCGCATCCAGAGAAACTAAAGGGGCCATTCCCGGTAGTTACAGTGCGGTTATTGATATGCCGAGTGGCAGGGGAAGCGTCACTCTGGAGTTTAAGATTTTCCAGAAAGGCAATCAGGGGGCAGGCAATATCACCGACTGTACGGTGATTGTGACCAAAAAGGCTGCTTCCGGCATCAGTATTCGTTGAAATATTTATAACCCCAATAAAGGGCGTCAGGAATGACGCCTTTTTTATTGCAGAAAAGCGAGAGGTAATTATGCGTAAAGTTTGTGCAGCCATTTTGTCCGCAGCCATCTGTCTGGTCGTATCCGGTGCGCCTGCATGGGCGTCTGAACATCAGTCCACGCTAAGCGCGGGGTATCTTCATGCCTCGACGAACGTTCCCGGCAGCGATGATCTTAACGGGATTAACATGAAATACCGTTATGAGTTTACGGACACGCTGGGGATGGTGACGTCATTCAGCTATGCAGAAGACAAGAATCGCCAGCTTACCCGTTACAGCGATACCCGCTGGCATGAAGATTCCGTGCGTAACCGCTGGTTCAGCGTGATGGCGGGGCCGTCTGTGCGCGTGAATGAATGGTTCAGCGCGTATGCGATGGCGGGTGTGGCTTACAGCCGTATTTCGACTTTCTCCGGGGATTATCTCCGCGTAACTGACAACAAGGGGAAAACGCACGAAGTGCTGACCGGAAGTGATGATGGTCGCCGCAGCAACACGTCTCTGGCGTGGGGGGCTGGCGTGCAGTTTAACCCGACCGAATCCGTGGCCATTGATATTGCTTATGAAGGCTCCGGCAGTGGCGACTGGCGCACTGACGGTTTCATCGTGGGTGTCGGTTATAAGTTCTGATTAGCCAGGTAACACAGTGTTATGACAGCCCGCTGGTTCAGGCGGGCTTTTTTGTGGGGTGAATATGGCAGTAAAGATTTCAGGTGTACTGAAAGACGGTGCAGGTAAACCGGTACAGAACTGCACAATCCAGCTGAAAGCAAAACGTAACAGCACCACGGTGGTGGCGAACACGGTGGCCTCAGAAAATCCGGATGAAGCCGGGCGTTACAGTATGGACGTTGAGTACGGTCAGTACAGCGTTATTCTGTTGGTGGAGGGATTCCCGCCGTCACATGCCGGAATTATCACCGTGTATGAAGATTCCCGACCCGGTACGCTGAATGATTTTCTCGGTGCCATGACGGAGGATGATGCCCGTCCGGAGGCACTGCGCCGTTTTGAGCTGATGGTGGAAGAAGTGGCGCGTAACGCGTCCGCGGTGGCACAGAACACGGCAGAGGCTGCTATTTCTGCCTCTCAGGCCGAAGAGTTCGCGAGCAATGCTTCTGAATATGCGCTGAATAAGTTCACGTTCTATAAAACGCCGAGCGATCCGGACGGTACAATTGCAGGCCTTGCTGCTACGACCAACGGACAGTCGTTCCGCGTAGCGGAAGGTCCGGAAGCGACGGCGGCATTCAAAACCTACGAGAACCAGGATGGCGTAGCTGTGTTGCAGGCTTCTGAGCCAGGCACAGCGGCTATAACTGGGACAATCCGCGAGTTTCCGACGCTGGCGGCGGCACAGGCAGACGCAGATGCTGGCAATATTCCTGTTGGGTCAACAGCTTATTACCGAGACTCCGATTACAAATATCTTGCAATAGAAGTTATCAATAATTCAGGGATATTATCTGCCACTGGCCGGGTAATGATTTCCAAGGGGTATATTGATGATCTTGCATCAAGGGGATTAATCTCAACTGAGCTGGATGATGGTCTCGATATTGTTGATGTTGAATATGACCCAGTTTCCATGCGCATGTCTAAGTTCACTATGCGTGATGGTCGTGTGTTTATCCCTTTGCTGCAATTATCTGAAAATGCAGTCACTGGAAATAATATTCAAAATGGCTCAGTAAGCTCAGAAAAACTTTCGCTGGATGTTCAAAGTATTTTATCTCAGGAACTGGACCCTGATACTGGGTTTTCAGAAATCAACTACGATCCGGTAACCAGACGTATGTCTTCATATACCACAACGGATGGACAGGTTTTTATTCCCTTGCTACAGGTCCCTGAGAATAGCGTCGGGAACTCACAACTTTCCACAGAAGTTCAGCAGGTCATTCCACTGGACCTTGACCCTGATACTGGTTATGTCAGCGTCGACTATGATCCGGTGACAAAGCGGATGTCCAGCTATGTGACGACAGATGGCGATGTATTTATTTCTCGTCTTCTGTTGGGTGATGACATCGTCGGCTTCTCAACGCTGACTGAAGATGTACAGAATAAAATTATTGCACACCCACAGGATGTTGTAGATGCCCGCCCGGATGCAACGCGCTCAACGCTCTCCGAAATCGCGGTGCGGACCAATGCACGCGACGGCTCTGCCTGGTCTCCGCTGCCGTCGCATGTGTGTAAGGCCGCATTCGGAATTAATGCGACCGGCACCGCGATTGAATACCGGCAGGCCAGCGGGCTGCTGTTCACCGGGAAAGCGCGGGCTGGCGTGTTTACGCCAGGCGCGGTGCCATCGCTGACGAAAAAAGGGCGGTTTCTCACCACCGCAGTTACCACGCCGACAGGGACGTTTGCTGTCGGTGATTACTATAGCTACGAGGCCTATAACACAAACGGAAACCTCTCCGAGACACTACCGGGCACCTGGGGCAGTCAGAGCCTGTACTGCGGCGACAATCTTGTCTGGAATGGTACAGAGTTCGTCATCCAGCGTGGGCCGGGCACCGGTGTGATTAAAATCGCGGACAGCTGGTATGAGGTGACTGCTGCTGGGACGTTCAACGGCATGGCGCTGCAGGCAGGGGACAAATTGCTCTATACAGGACTGCAAACTGCCGGTGGCGCATCCATGACTCCACGATGGGTATTGCTGTCATCAGCCAGTGATGCACTGGTTTACGCAGGGGAGTTTGCTCCTGCCTCTGGTTATCCTGCTAGTCCACTGCGTAATTCGGTTTATCAGGCATCCGCAGCGGGTACCATTTCAGGAAATAGTTTTTCTGCCGGAGATTACGCTCTCTGGGATGGCTCCGCGTGGATTCGCATAGCAGGTCAGGCATCCGTTACTGTTGCTGCAGGCAGCTCTATCAGCCTACGTTGTAGTCAAAACTCTGACGAGTGGGAAATTCGGCGTTCTGATAAGAGCTCTGGCCCTGTCGGTGTAAGGCTGAAAGCTCAGGTGATGACGACAATCCGTAAATCTCTTGGGAGTAAGCTTCTCTTGATCGGGGATTCTCTTTTCGGCAGTGGAAATTCCGGCAACCAAATCCTTTCAGAGGTGAGCGTGCCCGGGGAGGTCCGCTCCTATGGCGGCTCTACTTCCGATCAGGTCCTCGGTATGTTAAAGCAGGAAATTCTTGTTAACGGGGATAATTATGCCGGACAGGTCATCTGCTTTTGGCACGGACAAAATAACCAGCCGACAACTGATTTAAATGCTGCACAAATCAGGCAGGATTCTATTGAAATGGCTGCATTGGTTGGGGCCAGGGATGCCAGATATATATTCCTGACAATTATGGGGCAAAGGACAGAGACATGGAACGGTTCAAGAATTGTTGTACAGCAGCATGAGGACCAGTACGCTAAAACGGGTGTTCTTTACGAGCTTGGAGAATGGTACAGAAGAATATTTCCAGGACGTTTCTTTAACGTATACCAAAATATGCTTTCTGCTGCTACTGACGCAATTGATCCTACTTTCCCGGGCATGACCGAAAAACAAGTTGCTGTTACTTATGGCGTTCTACCCTGGTCATTTTTCAATGGCGGGTCATTTACAGGGTTCACAACAAACGACCTGGTATACAAAGGTACATGGAGTGACACAGTATTACCAACTGGTGGTAGTTCTATGGATTACTACATCAGGATAGGTGGCGGAACAGTTGGAAACATTATTTACAATAATGGCGGTGTATGGTCTGAAAAATCAATAGACCGGACACACCTTAGTAACACAGGTGGTCTTGCGCTTGCGAATGGTGGATCAGGTTTTTCCACAATATCATCCAGCGAAGGTCTTGCAGGAATGCTTAACAATAACTTTTTCTTTTGAGGAGTAAAATATGGGCCGCGCCAATCCTTTATATGGAGCTAATTTTACAGATTCAAGAATGCCTATTTTTTATCCGTACCCTGGGTTAACTGATGGGTCTCTTGGGCTGCTGGATGCTTATGAAGTAGATGAAAATTTTAATTTATCAGCGACAGGTACTGATATATCGACAACGCCAAATTTAGCCGCGATTCCAGCCGCCACTTTAACTGGCGTATCGCAGGCTGATTTGGCCTTTAAGTATTCAAACACACTTGGTAGCACTGAAGTTAAGTTTGAGAGAACACCAAAGCTTGGTATTCATGGCATAGTCTCTCAGGTCAATCAGGTATCTGGCCACCTGGCCCGGTTCCGCTGCCCTGGCATCCTGCCGTACGTTGTTGCACATCAGAATGATCATCAGTTCGCAGTGTTTGTGCATCATCGTATTACTCGAGATAAGCCGTCATCGACGAGCCAGAACCCTGTAGAAGTGTTGATGTCGCATAACTCAGCTCCATCTAATAATAAGTTGCTGATTGCCAGTCTGGATGGAGGGTTGACGGGTAATCCAGCCCTGAAATCTCAAGCGTCAGCAAAAACAGGCACAGATATGGCTGTCGCAACTGCCTACTACGACCATATGGTTTGGGGGTCACCTAGCGGTTTCGGTACGCTACTGAACAATTTGTGTCGTTCATACGTCCTTTACAGATGGCATTTTATCGATCTCACTGCAGCAGGTATGACCATGGCAGAGGCCACGGCGTCTGAACAGGATATCTTTAACAGGCGATTCAGTTCAGGCGGGAAGTACTATGGCGACACGATCCCAACAAATCCGTCTACCTTTCCGTAGCAGCTATTGATCTGCCTTTAAAGTGCAACCGCTGTATATAAAAACAGTATATGGGAGGGCAGATCATGCTTCGACATGTTGATGTATTGAGTTTGGCTACGCACGCGATTAACGACTTGAGGAAGGATGATAAGGATGGTTAAATGCCCCCTGACTCTCCAGCCACGAAATGAATTGTGCAGTTGTCCAGGTCTGACTATCGCCACCAATATTCAGCCATGCGCTATATGCGCGGCAGGCACCAATATTTTTGGTGAAGGTATCTTTTCCTGGAATATCTGCGCCGTTCTGTTTTTTCTGTAATGCGCCAGAAGCCTGATTTACCGTTTCCTGTAAACCGAGGTTTTAGATAATGGCCGTTTCTGGCCTGCATGGCATGATTTGCGCTTTTGGACGGGAGATTCAGTGTGCTGATTGGCTATGTAAGGGTATCAACAAATGACCAGAATACAGACCTGCAACGAAACGCTCTTGTTTGTGCAGGATGTGAACAAATATTTGAAGATAAATTAAGCGGGACAAAGACAGACCGACCAGGATTAAAACGCGCTTTAAAGCGCCTTCAAAAAGGTGACGCACTGGTTGTCTGGAAACTGGACTGACTGGGTCACTGTATGCGGCATCTTGTCGTGCTGGTGGTGGAAGCCTGGAAAAAGTATCGGGTGTTGCTGAACCGTGTTGATACATCAACTGCACCTGATATTGAGTGGCCGAAAGAACCAGACACAATCTAAGCGAAAAAGAAAACCGCAGACACGTCGTATGTAGGAACGTGCTGCGGTTGGCTGGTGAACTTCCGATAGTGCGAGTATTGAATGATTTCCAGTTGCTACCGATTTTACATATTTTTGCATGAGAGGATTTGCACCTCCTCCCACCGATCCTCCATGACTTTACGCCACTGTCTCTATGGCTGCTATGTGCCAGAAGCGGACTTCATTAGATTCTTTGTTTTTTGTGTTAATATACTTACAATCCCATCATCAACTAACAACCCAATCATCAGATAATATATCACTGATATTGAAAATATAGGTATGGTTATTTTTACCATCTGAAATGACGATTTTTTTTAAGTTGAATCTTTCTGATATGATATGCGTTGCAAATTGTGGGATTATTAAAAACAAAGCCTCTACCTTACTGATTAATTCAATGTTGACTTTAGGTCTGAAGTTTGCATCATGAACCACTTTGTGCCTAATGTAAAATGCTTCCTCTATGAGGGCTCTCCAGTCTGGAAATATATTTTCTATCGATAAGCTTTGGGAAATTTGGCCACTCAGACCGCAAGGAGATATATTAGTTGTACATATGTAGTTTAAAAAACTCTCACCCCACATGCCATTATATGCTTCTTCAAGGTCGTTTAAGTTTTGAAAGTTAAAGCTTTTACTCAATAACTCTGATAGATTTATCTCAGTGTTTATATTGATAGATGTTTCTGTTCTCATTTTAGATAGTAGTGTTGTAATTCTAGATTCATCAACTGAATGCACGAAAACAAAAACGTCTCTAAAATATGTTTCCCAGCAACTGATTAGAAATACAAAATATTGTCGATATGCTGTTTTATAAATATCTATTTTCTTATCTTTCGTTGAAATAAGTGAATGCATAAGTCGACAATTTTCTGCAAAATTTAGTAGGAAAGACATTGAGAAGTCTTCTATAGCTCCTCTTGATTCGCGAAGAGATAGCAATTCATCAATAATTTTTTTATTGATTTTCCTAATCTTTTTCAATTGCATGCCTCGTTTTTGCTTAAGTAAAGTTGATTTTGGGGTTTCGTCAATCATGTTATCTTATTAGATTTAAAGATAAAGTAACTTTTTGCATAAGCTTTGCGACAAAGATAGCTTTAATGAAAGGCCTTATAGAGCTACTTGGCCATAAAAATTTTTACGATGAATTCGAATTCAGCGTCCGCTCCTCGCTTAAAGCTGTCCTTGGGCCTAACCTACGATAGCTTCGTGCCAGAAGCGGACATTACTAAGATAGTAACGTATCAAACGGTGGGACAAGTCATGCCAAGTGCGGAAGTGGCTAACAACCATCTGTGTTGTTTAACGGGGAACAGGTCATTCCATTGACCCGATCATTTATGTTGCGCTGACGCTTAGGTGATAAAAAGCCGCCTATGCCCGTCTATCTTTGGGGATCCGCAATGAAGTTGATTGTGAGGTTATTAGGCTGGGTCTTCTCATTTATAAGTTGTTGAAGTAGCAACGAATTATCGAGCGATTTATCCCGATTAAATGTCTCACTATTACTCTTAATCGGTAAATTCATAGTTTGGCCGCATTGAGAAACGCCACAGAGGCAGGCCTCCCCCTTTGTAATCATCAGGGATGGTTACCGTGAAAAGTCTGACATTCTGCCGGGTGTCAACTGACCTGATCTGGCTGTCGTGTACAGTCTGCTCGTTAAAGGCCGACGTGACCAGCGAACTCAGCGTACCTATAAAGTCGAAACCCTGTCTTTTGTAATTTTCGTCGTCTTCCGGGGAAAATGTGTATCGGATGCTCTCAAGCTGACCATCAGTGAATATTGCCTCCGATCCGGGGCAGAGCCACTCTCCGTAGCGCATCAGATGAAACGCCGTGTTCATTTCAAATTTATCCGTTACTTGTCTGTCATTGCAGTAAATTTTAATCTCGCCAATTGTAAAATGGGCGATGCCTTCGGGACTAACTGAAACTTCTTTGGTCCGGTCGGGGATAAGCTCAAAAACCAGATCGGGTTCTGTTGCTATCGATAGGTCGCCCAGCAGGTACATCTCACTTTTTGCGAGCGCCGAGGCCTGCGTCAAGGTATGTTCACGCTCTAGCTCCTTCATTGAGGAGCGTGCAACCAGCGCCCACCGGCGCAGCATCCTGATGTAGATGGCATAATAAACTGGAATACCATGGAGCTCACCGTACTTTTCAACCTTATCACTGTACGATTTCTTCAGGCGATAATCGTCAGCCACGTCATCCGCGTTAAAGTTTTTTACTTCCACAAAGATCTGACGGCGATCCTTCAGTATAATGCGATAGTCAGGTGCCACCAGATCGGGATCGGCTGACATCAAGTCTCCGGCGTCTTCCTGTTTAAGAAACTGGCAGTGGTTCAGTGCGGCGCAAACGTGTTTAAATAGGTTTTCTATTCTTTTCCCGTTCAGCAGAATTGGATTCTGATGGGAAGCGATTAATGACGTGGTGACCTTTTGTATAAAGTCATCCTGGTGCTCGGGGTTTTTAATATCGTAATTATAGATCTGGCCCAACGAGGAAAAAAGCTCAAAGGCTTCAAATCGTTCGGGATTCCTCTTGATTCTTTCCATTAATGACTCCGCAGCTAATAAATACAACGAAATGAGATCACTTGTTTCTCTGAAGTTACCTGAAAACTGCATTCTGCACGGCGATTAAAGCGGCTATGGGCCCACGCTGGCACACAGGCGTGCCGTGCGACTAAAGCGCTATCAGATTCGTCCATCGTATAGTTTTGCAATTTCCGTAGCAGCCTTCTCAATGCCGGGGTACACCGTGCTTTCGTTAATGCCAAGGCGGCTCAGTTGCTGCATCAGATGCTCTTTGTTTCTAATAACAAGCTTTTTGATGTTCAGCGTACTGAGTCCCGTTTCCGGTAGGTCTACGTTTTCACCAAAGAGCAGGAAAGCGCCTGATTGGGACGAAATACGTGCGTTACTGAGCCGACCTTTGACCACAACAATTTTACTTAGGTGGACCGGATCGATGATGCTTTTGAAATAGGACTTTTCATCGCGGATCAGGTGTAGTAGTTGTCCGCACTCTTCAGATTCGTTAAACGCCGGAATGGTGAGATTAGTTTTCAGGCTGCTTTTGAAACGAGAGGGAAGACGGGAAAGATTGGCTATGCAACTTACGGTATCCGAGTCGAAAAACTTAATTTCACTTTTGGGCGTCGTCAGAATAATGACGTTCCCGTCAATTTCATGATTATTTTCATCGTGCTTGATTTTAGAGCAGGCAAAATATAGTGCGATCAAGGGGTTTGTTGATACATCAAGCAGGCGTGTGGGTAGGCCATAGTGTTGCATGCGCACGAGTTTATCTAGCATATACCGATCGTCTTTGAACTCGGCGGGCTGCACGGTCAGCAGCTCTGTTATCATGTCCGATTCGTGATGGCGGTAGCGATAGTTACCCTGAGTATCCTTGCGGAACAGTGAGGGTTCCAGTTGGTAGTTGATGTCCGAGTGACCGCGGTAAAATACCTCTTCATCGTTTCCCTGTGTATGATCGAGTATCACCTGCAAGTACTGATTGATATTCGCAATGATCTCTAGTTCTTCATTATTCTCCGGTGCTTCCGCACTCGCTGCTGCGGGCTCAACATTAGAATAGCCTTCAAGGCCTAAAACACGCAGAATCTCATTTACGGAAATCTCTTTGACCGCCCAGAACGTTCTGTTTAGTCCGAAACTGCCCAGCTCCAGCTCACTTACGTACTCTTTATCGCTGGTTAAGGGCTTGTAGCCGATATCACTGGTAATCTCATAATCAAACGCTAAAACTTTTTCTCTGTTATACACGGACGTACTTATCTTGCTGATTTTTCCTAAGCGGATGTGGCTGAAATAACCTATTTTTTCATTATCTTCATCGAATTCAATTTCCGGCTCGGACATAAATACAACGGGCAGTTCCTGAAGAAAATGATAGGTTTTTTCAGTCAGGGGAAGCAATCTGCTTCTAAGAGACTCTGGCGTGGATTCGAAGAGTCGCGACACAGGGAAAGAGTCATTGCCACTGGGTTCAGAAAAAAAAGTGTAGTATTTGGGGGTTCCGACAACGATAAGATTCAGCATACTTGCGATCCTCGCATAAGTTAAGTTTCTCTCTCATCATGCCAGACTTGATAATTATTTAAACATCAGCGCTGCTATTTATATTTCACACCTTTTTGAGCCGAAACGACACTGCCATCGGTAAGCCCGGATGATACATTCTGAAAATTCATCAGAAAAATTTACATCACGCTTTACTCCTGACGTATATCAGCACTAACGTGCCATTGCGCACGCGCTAGCTATTTAGTAGCGCGTTTCGGCGAAAAGAGATTCGGTAGTCAATGACTATATTTCGCTCATAACAGACATTCACTACAGTTGTGGCAGAAAGGTATGCATGCTGGGTGTGGGGAAGTCGTGAAAGAAAAGAAGACTGCAGTGCCGTTTGTCGTTACGTTTATCTTCATTGGCTATGCAAGTCGTAATACAAGGTGGGACAAAACTGAGACATATAAGGCCTCGCAATGGCTTGCAAGGCTTTACATGTTTTGATGTGGTGGGACGTGTGAGCGCAGTGTTGATGGGGTAATGCTTTGAATTAGAAGCGGATTCTTATAATTCGTAATGCGAAGGTCGTAGGTTCGACTCCTATTATCGGCACCATTTAAATCAATAAGTTAGATAAGTGTGTGCCTAGATTTTCTTGCAGTTTGTCATTTGGGTACACACAGGGGACACAAAGCACAAAAGTGTGTACATTTGGTTTTGGTGTCCTCGTGTTTACTTCTTATCGTTGATATAAATTGACTTTCTTGTTGACAAAAATTGTAAGCATGTCGAATGGCAATGTAGACATCGCTATTAGTTGTTTGGCAAGGTATTTATTGAGTGTAAACATAAAAACTTTATCAATATATGCTCAGACTGATGAGGTCAGTATTGATACTAATGTTTTCAAATTTTAGGCCATAAAATGGCTGTCATTCCAATGTCTTACTCCCCTGCTACTGTAGCTCGTCTTTTTCGATACTGGATGGAGTAACTATTCAGGGTGTGCTTTACCAGATCATCTGGGATCCAAAGACTCCGTTCGCTGCGGTAATCGAAGCTGCACCTTCTGTTATTGATGGTGATATTCGCCATAAGGTTGTTGCCACTCTGGAGCTTCAGCGTCGTTCACAGCTTGAAGGGGTGTTTGTCCGGAAATTCTGGGAAGAACAGGACGTTGCTCAGATTGAAGGGATTGTTGTCGATGGCGCTGTACGTGATGTTGGCCTTGCGACGTTTGTTTATGAAACGATAGCCACAAAAGCGGGCGTTATACTATTAAGTGATAACGAGCAATATGAAGGAGGTAAAGCCCTCTGGTAGCATATAGCGCGTCGTTCAACGAATCTGAAAGTGTTTATTTTAGATACTGATTCCGCACGGTATTATCCGTTTGATGGCGATCGGATCTGCTATGACGGGGAAAGTATTCCTGTATCAGAAATCTGGAGTGAACATCCTGATCGAAATAAACACGGTGTTGTTCTTGTGGCCGAATCTGTTAATGGAAAAGCCGCATAATTTGCCAGCCGCATCGTGTTCTTGGAACTCTGACAGACCTGAGAGTTGGCAGAATAAACAGGGGATAACAGAACGGTTATCCCCTCAGTTCTCTACTGCTCGATCAAGCATTTGCTCCATAAAGGTTGGATCGCATGTCGATCTTTGCTGTAGGGGAATCTTTTATTTTTTTTCTTCTGTTCCATCAGTAATGTGTCGATTTCGTTGTTGACAATGCGCGTCACAGCGTGACGATAACGGTTTAGCGATGTATCACTGATATCCTGAGGCAGGCATAAACTGGTATCGGTTTTGATGCGTTCATTTATGCCATCTTTAACTTTCCATTTCAGACCTTCCGGAACCCCTTCCTGCAAATCATAGGCTTTCAGTCCTGCAAGTCGTACAACAACGTCAATCTTCTCTGTTCGTATTTTTTTATTACTTACCAACAAAACTTTATTAGTTTCATACCATTTTTCAAATGATTCTAGCCGTTTTACTGCATTTATGATGTTATTCCGAATTCCAGAAAATTCAATAGAATCTGTGTGTTTCATTTTCTTTTCTTCAGCATTAGGGGCTATTCCTGGATAGTCAATATCATGCTTTACTGACTCCAGATATGCATATTGCAGGCAGCCTGAAAGATGAATTGCGGCATCCTGCAGAGTATTAGTGCGAATCAATCTAAGGAGTTCATCTCGTTGTATGGTTATCTGACAATAATCCCTTTCCCATGCGGTCGTATTCTCGGTTTTTTCATCTTTATCCGGAGTAACTGTTGCGAATTTCCATGTGTACTGGATGAAATCTGTTGGTTTAAAATACGCCATACTTGTTTTTACCCAACCACAGATTTCAGCTGCATAAATATGGACATAAATATTGTACATTGTCTGTATTTCACGCTGACTGGCGACTGAAAACATATTTTTTACGAATTCTGTACATCCGATTATCGATAGTCGTTCTCTCAGTCTGTGCACATCTTCAGTATCTGACTTCCTGCAGTCCCAGGGCCATTTGTTCTTATTCTCAAAACAGGAAAGCCATTCTGGAATATTTTGCTTATTCTGGTAGAATTCGTTAACCGCCAGACCAATTGTTATGGCAAGTATTGTTGATTCATCTATTTCATGATACTGCTTCAGGTGTGCCAGCAACTCTGAGGTGCAGGAGTGCGCAACAGACAGATCCTGATGGCAATACCCCTGTCGGGTTTCTGCTGGAATTGGTGAACTCCAGGCCTTACATTCAGTCAGAATATTAAATAAATCATCTCCTACAAACTTTGCCAGTTCAGGTGTTTTCCAGGTTCTCGTTCCTGGGCTGATAAAGGTTGATGTTGTCTGTACCTCTTGCATCGCCCCCCAAGTTTTCAGACTGATATTTCCTTCATCAAAACCATTGTATAAATGGCACATCACATTAAGCGCATCTGTAAGAGCAGAAGGAGTGGGTTGGGGGGAGGTAGACTCTTCAATAGTAAGCTTTGGTTCTTCAGCGCTTCTTTGTTCTCTAAAGATTCTCAGGAGCTCTGTATTGGCACGTAATGCAGAGAGTACTCTGTGCTGTTCTTCAAACCAGGGGCGATATTCTGGATCCTGATATAGTTGACGTGCTTTAAAAATGAGCAAAAGGATTTGTTCGGAAACCGCCTCGTATATGCCAGGGAATGGGTGGAGTTCGCCGGATAAAACACGATCATACTGATACTTTTGTTGCATTGTCCGAGTTACCATGATGTCAGAAGTTTCTGCTTGCTACATATTGGTCCGCTGTCAGACAGAATCGATCTTGTCCACTGAAATGAAACGTTAATCCTGAGCCAGCCGCTGATTACGTGGATAGCTTGTGTACATTTGTTTATATCCTGAGATTTTATACATTATTTACGATAATTTTCTCCTGATTGTGATTGTCTCCGTCAGTTACCTCTGCGTCTTCTGTATAAGCGTATTTGCTTCATTTTCCGATCATTCGTAGCCTGCTTCTGTCTGTTCAGCAACAGATTGTCTTTTCCTCCGCTTGTTGTAGCTTATTTTTGTGATGATTATCACAAATTAGATGGAAATATTTCACCTTCCTGCGACTCCTCCATGCTTTGTTTGAATTTTACATGGATTTATTTATATATCCCAACCTAATTTTAGTCAACAAAAATCGTCATAATGGATTTTTAATATTAATTTTTGTTTTTATTGGTCGCGGATTGTTTTTATTTGGTTCTATATGTCTTTATTTTTTCCATTAAAAGCCATTTTGACATTTCAATTCAGTATTTTGACCTATAAAAATCATAGTATTACATTTTATTTGTAAGGTGTTGACTGGATGAATGATAGTGACTTTCACTCATTGTTTATCCGGGAAACTTAGTCATTTCATGCTCATGCCGGAAATAAAAAGTATTGATATATCAGGAGGGTAGTATGTGGCTTCCATTAACAGATGAACAGCGTCTGGTCATTTTGAAAGCTTATGGGATTGAATGCGACAGACTGGTACGTGAAAAGGAACGATATGAGATCACGTCAATTTCTCGTACACAAGCGTGGAAACTTGAACGGGAGGGAACATTTCCACCACGTAAGTCTATCGGAAAGAAATCTTGCGGATGGTTGTTAAGTGACCTTCTCTGCTGGATACAGATCAGATGA